CCTCCTATAGTTCCATTACTGGTTTTTATATCTATAAATCCACCTTGTGATGTGCTGGTGTTTAATCTCTTAGCACTGTAGATATAAACAGACCCTGCTGTAGGTGTTCCTGGTAGTGTTTCGTAACTTCCAATTACCACACTACCATATTGGGTAGAGGTTGAAGGCACAGTTTGATATAACCCAATAATTCCTTGGCTATATGCTCTTACATTACCAGGTGTTCCTCCCTGACCAGGTGTTCCTGCGTTAATTGTAACACTGCCTGCGTTTCTTAAACTTCCGACACCATCTGTTGCATTAATTGTAACACCGGCACCGTCTCCGTCTACTGTTGAACCTGCCTGCAATACTAAGGGTCCACCATTACCAGAACCAACTCCACCATCACCGCCTGTTATTGTTAATGTGCTACCATTGCTTCCTGCGGTTACATCAAAACCTTGAATTCTCGCAGTGGCTAATTTATTAGCATCTTGTTTTAATTTTAAATTATTATTAATAGTAAGACTAAAAATATTAGTGCCTAAAATTGCACTGTCATTTGTGTTATTACTCAGTTGAATTGGGTGTGCGCTAGTAATTAGCCCCGACGAATAGCTAATATTTGGACCGCTAACACTAATCGCTGCTCTAGCTCTAGCATCCGTATAGTATAAATTACCAGATTCTGTGACATTTAGTGTTGTTAGGTTAATTACTCCAGTTAAACCATTAACACTATCAACTGCCTGACTATAGCTAAACACCCCTGTAGATGTATTATAAACTAAGTCACCTGATGCACTAAGCTGATCTCTAACATTGCTATTAGTCAAATAGCCTGCATCATTGGAAAATGCGCTAATATTAAGCGGTTGCGAGTAACTAATTACTCCAGTGTTTACATCATAACCCAAACTTCCAGTTACAGTAATTGCTGTTCTTGCACGAGCATTGGTAAAATACTTATTTGTAGTTCCTTCAACCAACGCATCTGTATTAACTGGACCGGATCCGACTTGAGCGATAGTTTGTGCTACAAAGGCTGTAGTAGCAAGCTGGTTATTGTTTGTTCCTGTGCTTGCTGTTGGAGCCGTAGGAATTCCAGTAAAGGCAGGACTAGCCAACGGAGCTAATGTATTTCCGCCTGCATTAACTCCGTCATGAACTACAACAGTCTTTCTTGTAGTATCTACTGTAACTTCACCAACCTGTCCAACAAAACTGCTATGTTGAACCTGTGTTCCTCTTCTTAATTGCAGAACTGTTCTAGTCATTACCTTTCCTTTTAATCACTAATTATACCATGCAGAGTATGTCTATCAACGATGAACCCCTGTGTCCTACCATATGGGCTACCTTGTATTGTATAAGCAGCGACAGACCTGTTTTCGTTATCACAACCACAGACTAATGCCTTACCCTGATCTGTTATAACTAAGTTTAAATCGGCACCACTTGACCCTTGACCCATAGCTCCTGCTATACGTGTATTAGCAGGTAATTTCATTGGTTGGAATAATCTTGAATCGCCACCAGTTTCTGGGTTTTGATCAGTTGGATCATTTGAAATTCCAGACCAACCTAGTCCAGATCCACCATAAGTATTACGACCGCTAGCCCATGCACGACCTTCTTCTGTAATTAGAATTGGGTTTTTGTATACGTTGGCTGTTGTTGTAGCACCGGCTTCATACATGGTATTTGTCACATGAACTAGATTTTTCACACCTTCTACTAGACCCCAACTACCACTCATACCACCACTATACCACCAATAACCGTGATTAGCATGTTGTCCTAAGTTATAGTTAAAGCTATCACCTGCGGCAAATGTAAGCCCTGTATCACGTTGTCTTACATACATAGTATGTGCTATATCACCTACAACCCAGAAATTATCAATTTCTAGTTGTCCTGGTCCAGTGTTGGTAAACTTAGTCCAACGATAATAGTTTCTTTGAGTGTTAGCACTGCCTAATAGATGAATAGTAGGACTTAGACCTTGCTGTGATCTGCCTGCAAATATCAAGCTACCATCATTACATAAGATATAACTACCTCGTTCACCAGAAGTTGAATGATGATAATAAGTCATCTTCTTGATGCCGCCGTGTTTCTTCCAATTGTAACCTATTTTTGTAGGAATTGGATGAACGTTGGTAACGTTATTTGAATCCCCTAGTCCTAGTTCTCCAGTATAGTTACAACCCCATCCCCATAAATCACCATCTTCATCTATTGCTAGCACAGAGGTGTATTGATTTCCAATTAGCATGAAGTCCATGACACGTTTGTTTTGGAAAAACGTAGCAGGTATACGGGTTGGAACTAATTTGTTGTTAAATTGATCACCACTAACTGTAGTGCTCTGACCGTGACCTAATTGACCAAATGCATTATATCCCCATGACCATAAACTACCATCATCACCTAAGGCAAAACAACTAGTAGTATTTTGTGTTCCACGGATACCATTATTACTAATATCTACCTTAATAATTTTAGTTTGATTAAAGCTCTTTTGAAGAGTTTCACCTATCCAACCCACAGTGCTCTGATTAGTGCATCTAACAGGATAGCTTCGGTTAGTAGTAGAATTATCACCTAATGAACCTTCACCATTATAACCACTAGCATAAACTTCACCATTATTAAACAAAAACAATGCTTGCCAATAATTCTTAACCCACTGAATGCATCTTGGGGTTTTTCCATCTGGAGTAGGTAATCCAATATTACTTAATACTATCCCTAGACTGGGTCTAACTTGGCTGCTGCGCATCCAATCAACAAATGAAAATCCTGATGGAACCCATTGATGAGTCCAACCACCTTGGAATCCTCTTCCTGAAACGTTATAAGAACTACCGTTACCCCAACCGCCTGTGCTCATACAATTGCCTAGAGCATCAATAACCCCATACATATATCCATCGCAGGTCTGAACTGTAGGATGATCACCGTTGTTACGTGTCCATCCTAATGGTGAATTATTAGGATAGCTCACCATATAGTTTCTTTTTAGAGATTGATTAACGTTTTGGAATATTTGTGTCCAGTATGTAGTGTCTTCGACCCAAGTATTTCTTACGCCGCCTACCTTGCATAGATATAAATCACCACCTACTCTTACTACATCCCCAGGCTTATATGTTCTATAAGGCATCCAACCACGCTTAAAATTAAACGCTCTCGCAATCTGTTTCCAATACTCTGGATTAAGATCGGGACGTTTATCAATAATCATTAATTTTGGCTGATTAGTTCTATAATTTTCTGTGCTGACACTGACATCCATTGCAATTTCATAATCTCGTGGAATATCTTTAATACAGACATATGAACTATTGTCGTATTGAACGACGTCATTTTTAGAGTAGACAACCTGAGTAGTCCATACTCCCTTCCATGTAAATTTCAATAAACTAGTGTCAATAACGCCCATTTTAGAATCCTAAGCTAGTCAAATAGTTTGTAATTTCAGTATCTTTTGCGTTGATTGCAGTCTTAAAAGCCGCATTTGAATTTGCAGCCAATCGCATCATAGTAAATGTATCATACTGGCTTAAAAATCCATTTTTCATCTCACCTACTTTGGCTTGAAGGTAGATTAACTTTGGAATTACATCCTGCAAAGAAGCCTTTTCTTCTGCGGTTTTATATTCTTTCTGATCATGCTTTGGATTCGCAGCTAGTGTAACCTTATCTGGGTTATAACTAAAGTAATGAGAGCCATTATGATCACCTAAATGAAAATAATCTTCAGGAGTAGAATCAGCTGCTCTAGTTGGCATCGTATAGCTGTCAACTGCATCTTTATAACTAAAAACAATCATTTTATTATCCTCTTGAATGTGAAATTACGACTGGTTGTTGGAAATATGCACCACGACCTGCATGTGTAGCATTATAACTTAAAATTCCAGTTTGATTTTGTGTGCTTGCTGGATTTGCGCAATTGTGACCGCCTGCCATTATCATACCGTTAGAGAAAATGAACCCCATGCCGGATGGTCTATTACCTGTATCATATTGAACTGCGAACGGTAGTAATTGTGTAACGTATTCACCGCAGGCCAAATAGCAATGTGCAGGGTTTCTAGTTGTTCCTGTTTCATCTAAGTTGTTGCTAGTTCCGATATAAGGGTTAAATCCACCATTGGTTCCTTGGAATAAAACTTTCCCACTGTCTAATAACCATACGCAATATTTATTAGTTCCGTTACCTCCTTGGAATCTAACATCCTTAATTCTATCAATCCAAGGAACAGCCACAGGAGTAGTAATAATTGCTGTAGTCGCATTACGACCGTTTACATAACTAGCACTAGATCCTTGACCATGAACATAAGTAGCACCTGTATTAGTTCTTGTAAACACCTGATGATATTGAGGTTCACTGCCACTACCTAGGCCTAATAACCAAAAGTCAGTTATACTACCTCCAGGTGTAGCTGTTGTTTTAGTTAACTGTAGGTTGTTACTTGTCCCACCGTTTGCCGCTGTTCCTGTGCCATTATATCCAGTATGCCATAAAAATCCGTTACCATCTAAAATCATAAATGCCTGGCTACCGTTATGACCAATCACTTGCCATTTTACAATACCGTTATTTGCTAGTGGATCCCAAGAACTCATTAATACAGGACGATTCTTTTGGTTAGTTGTTCCATCTCCGATCTGTCCAACGTTGTTATAACCCCAGGAGTATAAATTATCGTCAGATGTTCTTGCATAACAGGTAGTATATTGACAATTACTCATTTGAATATCAATTACTCTTCTACCACCAAAATATTCTCTAGGGATTCTTGAAGCTCCTGCGGTGCTGTTTGTATGTCCTAATCCGAGCTGTCCATAACCATTATAACCCCATGTCCAAACATACCCGTCTTCATCTAGTGCCATACAACTATGTATATCAGTTTGTTCATATCCTCCGAAGCTAATTTTTACTATCTTAACATCTTGTAGACCGATTACACGACGAGGAATTCCAATAGTTCCAGTTGTATCTGCATCACCACGTTCACCGTATCCTCCATATCCCCAGCACCAAACTTCACCATTATTGAAAAGTGCGCCCGTCCAGGTCCACCCTTGTTCAACCTGTATGACCTTGGGTGGCTCTCCGTCTGGAGTTGTCATCTTTCCTGTTCCACCGTTATCTCTACTATTCCACCATTCCCAATTATTAAATACCATTTCCTGCGGATGGCTTTGAAGAACTTCACTAGCATCTCGACTTAGACCATGACTACCTGTTGAACCACTTCCTTGATTGAATAAACGACCAGATTGAGTAATCCATTTAACACAATTCCAAACGCCCGGGGTTCCTGAAAATCCATGTGGGTATGGCCAACCAATAGGACCTCGGTTCTGTCCCCATGCAACAGACATATCTTCTGCTAGCCTATCGCCAGTCATTAATATTGTCCAATAATGCATAGTAGTAGGCGAAGTAGGAGCTTTACCTGTACTATCAGCAATAGCTAAGTAAGTTGATCCTTCAAATTCAATAATATCATTAGCATAATATTGAGTTCCGGAATTATATCTTCCCCTAAAAGAAGCACCACTGGTAACTTCATCCCAATACTGCCAACCTCTCCATGTGAATCCTCTATTAAAACGTCCGATACTCAATCCACCTACACCAGAAGTTCCTGGAGCATAATAATATAATACACTAGGTGCATTACTGGCAAGGGTTAATGTCATAACACCATCAACCCCTGGAGTTCCTGTATAAGAAACTCCAGTAGTATATTCTGTTCCTGAATTGTTTGTTCCGTCGATTGTGGTGCTTAGGGCAAATCTCAAGTTAAAATTACTAACATCTTTCTGATAAAATCTATAAGTGAAACCAGGAAGTATAGTAATTTGTTGACTTCTATGTCCGTTGATAAAAAATAATGACTGAGAACCGACTACTGTTACTGTAATATTATAGTCAATTACCTTATCAGGATCATAAGCAGTTCCATGGAAATTTGCTCTATCTCTTAGACCTGGTGAAAACTCGTTTGTAATTCCAGTTGGCTGAGCCTGCTTACAGATCCAAATTGCATTTTTAAAACTTACTACATCATTTAGAGCATAGGTAGATCCAGTTGCCCATGGACCTCTCCATAAAAATTTTAATTTACCTAAATCTAATGTTGACATAAAAAAATCCTATTAAAACCCTGCTAATGTAGTTAATAATGTTGCATTGGCGTTATCTTGCTGTCCTGCGCCATACATACTTGTTTGCAATTGGTTACCTCTACCATTAACCATAACCCTGCCTTCTTTATTTACCCATAATGTGGCGAAGTAATAGTTACCAGAATCATTGCCAAATCCCATAACATCTTCAAAATTTCCTATCATATCGCTAGCGCCTCTAACAGGTTGGAAAGCATATTGAGCTATTTCTTCAATGATATTTGAGTCTGCCCAGTTTTGGAATTGATTATTAGTTCCATTAGATAATTGACCTACGTTATTATCGCCTGCACCAAATCCTAGCCCATTATCTAATATTGCAAGCACAGAACATACATCGTCTTGGCCACTATATGCCATTCTTCTAACATTAACCATGTCATACAGAACACCGGCTACATTCATTTTACATTTATCAAATGTTGCCTGCTGTGTGGTTCCTGTTCCGCCTCTTGCTAACTGACCTCTAGCATTATATCCACATCCGTATAACACTGAATCTGCCGAGCTCTTAACATATAATGTAACCCTATTACCGCCACTACCTACCATCCACATATCAGATGCAACGCTATTAGCAATACTGCCAGGACCACTACCTACGTTTACCCAAGTGTTTTGCTGAGTAGTATTGCCCAAGCCCATCCATGCGCTTCCTTGAAGTCCAGCGCAGTAAATTCTTCCTGTATCTGTTAATATAGCAGTAGATCCTTCACCAGTTGATCCATTCCATCTATCACTGTGGTTAATCTTAATGATATTACCTACACCACCACCACCAAATGAAACGGCAGTAACCTGAATAGGTATGACCTTATTTACAGTGTCGCCTAGCCCTAGTTGTCCTTGCCCATTGAATCCCCACATCCATAGCGTTCCAGTGCTATCGACAGCAGCACTCCATCCAGTTCTATTACCAAATGCCCAAATAGCTACAACATCATTGTTATTAAATCTTGAACGTGGAATTTTGGTAGGAATATTTCTACTGGTAGTAGAGTTGTCGCCTAGTTGTCCATAACCGTTATAGCCCCATGCCCAAATTTCACCGTTTTCATCAAGCGCCAATGTATGTCTAACATCATCAGGGGTCCCACATCCACCGCCCATTGCAATTCTTTTGATTCGAATATTATAAAATAAGTGGTTAGATGTAGATACATTGAAAACGTTATTTAAAGTTCCGCCTACTCTAACAGGATTACCTCTGTTTGATGTGCTACCATCACCGTTTTCACCGTTACCGCCATAGCCCCATGCAAATACTTCACCACTATTCATTAATACTGTATTACCTGAATAGCTTTTTTCCCATTGAATCACACGAGGTGTTGCATTATCTGGTGTGCTGTGAACTCCTGAACCACCATTACTAGTGCTTCTCCACCAGTCGTAGAAAACAAATGGTATAACATTAGCATTAGACGCTTGCGAGTTGTCTGTTATGCCCAATGATGAACTTTGACCTGTTCCCCATGTAATGCATTGCCCGTTTCTACTTACATATCCAAGTGATAGAGATTCTACATTATTTTTATATCCGCCACCTTTATAAAACGGGCTATTATCAAATGCAATTCCTCGATTTGGTAATACTATTGCGCCATAATGGCTTTCACCATATACACCTAAATTGTATCCCCCTATCTGGCTACCGGCACTAGTTTGACTATTTAGAGCTGCTATTTGATTAATCGGAGTCCAGTATGCAGAATCGATAGGACCAATTGTTGGACTGCTAGTGTGTTGGTTTACACAAATATAACTTCTCGGAACTGATCTTACCAAGTTAAAATTTGAGTTTGAAGGAATCAATGTTCCTGATGTAATATGATTAACCACATCGCCTACTCTATATAGAGTTGAGCTAGTCCAGGTACTTCTAAAATTAAAAAAGCTACCAAAGATTGACCAATATGTTGAAGCATTAGGAGTAACGTCACCTGTGCTTCCAGGACCTACATCAGTTGTGCAGATATATTGTTGATTTCTAAATGTAACAATATCATTCGCATAATATTGTGTAGAGGTAGAATGATCCCCTTTAATATCAAATCTAAGTTTCCCAAGTGTTACTGTAGTAGGCATATTTTATATCTCTTAATAAGTTAGTTGTAATGTTCCATTCACTGACATAGCAATATTTGTCACCCTTGGATCATTAAAGAATGTAGTAAACGCACTACCATCTACAGTGCTATTTTCACTTCCTACATCTTTAACGTAAGTTAATAGTCCATCACTGTCAAGTGTTAATCCATGTAGTGTAGATCTGTTAACTTCATCTACATAGTTTTTATTTACAAGATGATTACCAGTCAGTGCTGCCATTTGTGAGTATGTGGCAGTATAGTAGATATTAGTGCTTACATAGATCTTACCGGTTCCATCAGCAGATAAAAATAAATCGCTGTTTGTGCCAGCTGTGGTTGTGAGTGTATCATTTTCAATATACAGTTTACCAGCTGTTAACACGTTAACAGTTAGACTATTAGATCCAGAACCCAATTGACTATTAATATAAGTTCTAATAGCTCTTTGGGTAGGAACAATATTGTCACTATTTGCACTCATTGTTCCGTCAGCACTAAAGCTAAAGACTGTAGCACCTGTATTACCTAGTTGTAAGCTGTTCAAACCAGTTAGGTTAAATGAGCTAACATTCAATGTAGCTTGACCTGTAGCCTGATTAACTTGGAACAAGTCACCTACACTTAGGTTACCGTCTTGGTCAGTTGAAACATAAAACACACGACCATTATTCAAGCTCTTCTTTTCATTAGCTCTAACATAGTTTAATGTGCTCACACCTGGATAATTTGTAGAAGCAAAGTTTCCAGTTCCGATAGCTAGATAATCATGGCCAGTTAGTCGAACCTGACTAAACTTTTCATAAACTGCTGCTGTTGATCCCTGTAATAGTGGAGTAACTCTATCAATTGATGGACTGATAGAAACTGTTGCTGCACCAGTAATTGCATCATATGCAGTTGTTTCAATAACTAAGAAGTTACCAGCTTGACCTGCAATAGTCATAATGCTACCAGGTCTTGGAGCCTTTGTAGTAAATCCTAGGAAATTAATTGAACTACCATACTGTGCAATTTCAGCGAATCCATTACCTGTCACACTGGTTACTGACGCAGTTAAGTATCCTGCACCTCTATTGCTAAAGGTTAATCTACTAATAGCACCATCTTTGACTTCAGGTGTTAATGATGCTGCGCTGCTAGCTAAAGGATCAGTTATAGTAAATGTCGGCAGTGTTCCTGGTAGATAACCTTGACCACCATCAAATATATAAACTGCACCAATAGTATCAGTTTCTGGATCAACTTGTGCAAATACTTTAGCAACTCTACTAGGACTATAACCAGTAGTGTTTACAACAACTTTAGCAACGATTTCATACTTGGTGCTTTGGTCGAGCTCTGTTATGATAGCATCACCAGTTAATGTTTCCCATCCGTTGGTTCCGTCATCTTTCATGACATAAACGACACGGGTAAATCCACTAGCACCATCTGTTACATAACTGTTCTTAACAGTTGCATATTGACCGCTACCTAAACCTTCTGTAATCAATATTCTCATTCCTAAATATTGATTATTTGTGTTCATTGAATCTGTAGCTGCCAATGCGAACCATACGCCGTTTCCGTTAGTTCCGCCTGTCCTACCAGTTCCTGTTACATATTGATAGTTTGCACCGCCGCTGTCGACAGTAATATGGCTTAGGGCGCCGTTGGTAAAGACTGGACTAGCTACCGCAGTTGTTCCACCTAATGGAGCACCTTCAAATGTAACAGTTGCATTTGTGTAGTTTTGTCCTTGGTAATTCCATAAAACACCCAATACACGACCTTCGCCTGCTAGCACACGACCGACCTGTGCTTCTGTGCTTCTATTATTAACACTACCTGAATATCCTAGATCAGTTGGATCCAGGTCGCAAGCAACATCACCAAATGTTCCATAAGAGTTGTTACCATTTAATGCACGTAGAATACCACCTGTTTCAGTTAAGTATCCAATATAGGCATAATAGGTAAACACACTAACAAGTTCTGCTCTACCACCGTTTCTCGCCCAAATTGCAATACCATCGTCGATGATCTGTGTGAAGTCATTTAGTGTCATTGACTTATAACCACTAGCATGTAGCGATCCGTCAATTAAAACACCAATAGCTCTAGTTCCAAATACCGTACAGTTTTGAATGTATGGGCTTCGACTACTAATACTTCCTGTAGGATCTAAGCTAACATAACATCCAGATGCTGTAGTGCTTGGCCAAACTGAGGTTACTCGTTGAACACCGCTACCTGATGGAACCTGAACTCCTGTAAATTGTCCGGTCAATCCCATCATAGTCATGTTTCTAATAACGGTAGCATTATTAACCAACCACATTCTACTTCTATTATTAGGTGTTATTCCATCGTCACTAATACCTTGACTTGCATATCTAAAGTTTAGGGCTGCTTGTCTTGAATAGCTGTTACCACCATAAATTAAATCGTTAACAACAGCTTCTACAAATTTTCCTGTATCTCTAGGACTTGTAGCATTTGTATAACCATAATTGGTTAGTAAGAAGGCTGCTGCCTCTTCTCTTAAGAATGTCTTATTAGCTAAAATTTGTGTTCTAGCATTAAGCTTGTACGGATCAGCAGTAGCAGGACCAGCAGCAACAATACCAGGTATTGCACCACCACTCATAACATTAGTGATAGTTCCAAATAAGTTTACTACAGTGCTCACAGCAGAAGCTGTGGACATTACACCCATTTGCAATTGTTGAACTGATGTCTGATAGGTAGTTGTCCATAGTGTATTCATCATTACATTAGAAACAACATCCTTAATGTAATTAATGGTAGCTACACAACTAGTGGTTAAAGCACTAAACTCAGTGCCTGGCATTACTGTAACTGAACGAAGTTCATCACCTACAATACTTACACCTGGCGGAACACGAATAGGTAGCTGCTCTCTATATGTTCCTGTCTTAACAAAAATTGCTCCGCTTGTTACAACAGATGTTGCATATTTGATTGTTCTAAATGGACGATCAATTGTTCTACCATAATCTGATTCATCTTCACCATTTGGAGCAACATACCAAACATTGTCAATTTGTCCAAATTCTTCATAGCGTGGTTCAAGGCTTGGCGTTGGAGAATTAACATATCTTGCCTTTAGAACCATGCCTTCTTGCACAGCGACTCCCTCAGGAGTTCCGTTGGCCATACTTAGACCAATAACTGCACCTGAATTTGATCTATAAGCAATATCACCTCTCTGAGTTAACACTGCTCCTACGCTGCCCTGAGCTAATAAAGTCCAATATGTGCTATTAGGAGGCATTTGGTTAGTGTTGACTGCGATAGCAATATAGCTATTACTATTTTTCTCAACAACATCACCAGGAGCGTATGAAGTGTTCGATGCCCATGTGCCTCTTGGATTTAGTCCTTTTAAGACTAAAGTCCAGTAGTTTGAGTTTACACCTGTAGTTCCAATATAGGGTTGAACATTTGTGCTATCAACTCTAGCAACATAGGCATATCCGCCATATTGAACAACATCACCTGTTTTATAATTTGTGCTTGTTGTCCATGCATCTCTAACATTAAATCCAGTTGTTAATACATCCCAATAGGCTGTTTCTGTGCTAGGAGTTTTATTAACGTTTTCCTGAATAGAAACATAATTATAACCACCATAGGTTACAATATCCCCAACAGCGTATTGTCTAGAATTATCCCAACTATCCTCAAATTGTAAACCTTGAACAAACTCATCAAAATAATTAGGATTAAATGTAGAAGTGCTAGTATGTTTTTGTGTTACGATAAAAACGTTAGCATTATACTTAACTAGATCATTTAAAGTATATGTAGTAGCTGTGGTCCAAACACCCCTAAAGTTTACACTAGGAATATATAGATCCCAGTTACTGATGTTGTCCTCTAAGGATGCTCCACCTGTATAAGCTGTTTTACAGATATAAAGGTTTCCACCTGCTTGAGCAATGTCACCTACTTTGTAAAATGTCCCTGCAACGAAATCGTTTTTCCATTCGGTTCCACCTGTCATTATCTGCCAATTTGCTTGGTTGGCAGGAAGTGTAGCACCACTGGTATGACTTACAATACATATATAGGAATAACCACCATAGCTTACGATATCATCTTTATAATAAGCTTGATTGCTCTGCCATGGTCCTTTCCATACTAATTTAATTCTACCTAGTTTGAACTCAGCCATTACTCATAATCCTTATTTTTATTCAGTTATAGATCCGCAATCAATTATAGTATTAGGTATTTCAATGTCACCGACTGATCCTAAATCAGTTACTAATTTGTTTTCTAACGGACCAGTTTCTACAATTGTACCTAAATCTTTGTCTCCTGTAAGCAGATTCTCAAGAGCTACTATATCAGAATATCCTTCACTATAGTTATAAACACTATTTATTCTGGCACTAAAATTTCCTTCTTCGTCAATATAGTAGAAAATATTACGACTATCCCACTTAAATTGCTCATAAAACAGGTTATCATAGACAAGATTATGCTCTAAATCACGACCTTCGAAAAAATCTACACCAGGCTCAAAAGTTTCAAATAATTTATTACCAGGCACATCTATACTAGGAGTTTGTATTGTGATAACATCAGATTGTCCATCTGTTTTAACCTTATATAAGGTTAAAAACCCGTCTTCATCATTTCTATTTAGACCATAGAAATACAAACTTCTATTAATCAGCTCGTTCTGATCTGGTTCGCCCTTTGGATAATACGTGCTCATTTTATTCTATCCTATGTTATTACCACATAACTTAATGAAACGTGTAAACTATTAGGCTGTGAACTTTTTACTGAAATCTTACTGGTAGGTCCTAACACTAACCTCTCACCATTAGTTACAACCTTGAATGTAGCTTGGCTTGGCAACGAAATTGACATCAAATAATTTCCTACTGTAGGAGTAGCATCTGTCATAAAAACATCAAAATTACAGTCATTACCGCTGGCATTAGTTACATTAAATCCAACAATGGTTATTCTTTCAGCAGCACCGGCAGTAAGAACATCTGTAACCGTTAGTCCGATTCCTGTTACAACTTTATTATCAAATCTTGTTGGCATTTTTATCCTAGAATTAATGAATTTAATACTGAATCGTCTGTAAGTGCTGTGAAGCTAGCAGCATTAACAGTGACAAAAATCTGTTTGGCCTGTGATGCCCAATTAACGGCTTGATTGTTGTTTGAGCTAGAATAAATTTGAAGTCGCTGGACTGAATTAGAAGCAGTGCTATATCTCCCTACACCATTTTCCCATGATGGACCTAGAACTTCGGTAACACCATAATCAACAATACTATTATCAGGTATAGCAGATAAAAATGTAATAAACCCCTGTGGGGCACCCCCTAAAACATATGTTCCAGTTCCTGTTGATGCAGTTGCTTCTTTAACACGATCTGCTCTAAATTTTTGAGGGTAATCTGCCATTATGGGTTATTCAGCGTAATAGATAATGTTATTCTAATTTCATCCCCAGCATTAGCGATTTGAATAGGTGCATTGGTAAATCTGTTGGCAAAAAGCAATGATCCAGATGTAGATTGAATAACGTAGTATCCATAGATATATCCTGCTGCTCCGGTGAAAGTGAACGTGATTTGTGGATAGCTAGCCGAGCTAGGATCTCCAGCAGTAAATGTAAAATTAGCCGGGGTCAAAGTAACTGAAGCATAACCATATCCGCTGGCCTCTGTATAATCTGCTGCTACGTCAGTTTTAGCAGGTGTTTTATTATTGGTATAAAGTTTAAGAACTAAACTTTGAGGCGCAGTGTTATTCACTATGTTTCTTAGTGCGATTACTTCTCCGGCATTGGCGAAAACTATGGGCATAATGAACCTTTAATCTAATAAATTTTATTTATCTTTACAAAAGTGTATATTTGAATTCTACACTCAACCCAGACCCTGGTTGAACCTGGGTTCCGACTTGAACAACATCTACAGTGAGATAGTCATCAACTACCATATTTATGTTAACATTTACTTCAGTTTTAACTGTGCCAGTTGATATAGTAATTTGATTAACGGATGAACCATTTTGATTAGTCGATACCACAATGTCGCTATCAGCCGATGACGCTACTCTGCCTATAATTTTATAGATGTTTATAGGAGCAGGTGCGTGCCATCTAATCGTTCCGGTCTTTAAATTAAGAAATCCGTCTTGGTATAATATTACACTTTTGCTAACATCAGTGGTGCTAATCGTTCCGTCGCCGTTTATAACTAATCCATTACCAATCTTCACTGCACCAACTGTGGCTGTGGTGGCTGTATTGATGCTGAATGTTAGAGATTTAGCAGTTCCAGATGTTAGAGCAACTATTCTAGTCCCTGTGCTGGCTACAAAATTTACAGTGTCTAGACCTTCAGCAACAAGTCCAGGACTTCCATCTACATTCCAATTTTTAAAAGTAGAATTAATTGCTACTTTAGCAACACCATTGCCTAAATTTGTGACATCAAATCCACTATCAGCATCAAAGCTCAAGGTGGTTACATTGGTAACTGTGTTAGTTAGGGTATTATTAGTGGTGCTAAGAGCAACTTTTAAAGCTTCAACAGCTGGAACTGAAACCTTTACAGCCCCTCCACCTAAATTAGTAATACTAAAGTTACTATCAGTATCAAATCTAATAGCAGAAATTTGTCCAACTTCATTAAGTATGCTTCCGCCCTGTATGTTACTGACGCGAAGAGGTTGGACTGAGATTACCGATGTGTTAGTTCCTACGACCTGCTTAAGAAATATTTTACCGTCGTAGGTATTAATTGCCAGTTCGCCCAGATCTAAATCTGAGGGAACTGGAATCTTTGAAGGGACACTACTTCTTTTAAGTTTTATCTTATTCACAAATTTTCACACCGAAGTGTGAATATTTATCAGTATGTTCCGCCGTCTAAATCTGCGTATTCTAAGGCAGTTCCATCTGCACTAACTTGTAGAACTGTTCCCGCAGCACCTTTGGTTAATTTAGATAGACTTCCACCGATATTACCCACAAGTAAGTCATAGGCAGAGTAGCTGGTAAAACCTGTTCCACCATAACTTGCTCCTACTGTATTAGCTTGCCAGGTTCCTGAAGTAATAGTTCCTACTGTGACAATACTGGTTTGGCCAGTATAGCTCGAAGCAATATCAATAGAGTCTGCGTTAACAGTGATTCTACCAGCAGTTCCACCTATATCCAAAACTCCTAGGCTATAAGTTAGACCAGCACCAGCAACACTGCTGGCTAATTGAACATTGTCATTAGAAACTTCGATACCATTTGTAGCATTGACAGAAAATACATTACCTGTTAATGTAAGTCCATCACCGCCTATGTAGGTTCCAGCTCCACTAAACTGCGTAAACACAATCGGACTAGAACCAACTGTTGCAACTTCTTCAGTCTGTACCCAACCTGTATCACCGTTGACCTGACCATGAACAACAAATATAAAGTCGCCGCCTGCTAAATCTGCAGGTTGATTCATATCCTCTGCACGAGTGAATGTTGTTGCGTTTGTTCTTATATAAACACCGTTATAGGCAGTTGTAGTTTCATTCTTAACTAGAACACGATCACCATTCACTAGTGAATATCCGTCCAATGTGTTTAATGCAGAACTGAATGTTAAGTAGTCACCTACACCATTAGTTACTGTCGTATAAGTAACAGTTCCGCCAACTGATAAAGCCAATGTCTGCGTGGTCGCTGCATCAGCAGCAAAGTGAGTGTGCAGACCTTGTGCTACACTATCAACATAGTATTTGGTAGCAGCATCTTGATCATTTTGTGGTTCAGCAAGGTTTGTCAGTCTAGCATTGCTAAACTGGATTGTTGCTGAATTTTGTGTAACGATTGTAAATGTAGCTGTGTTTAGTGCTTCAATTGTATAATCATAGATTTTAACATTATCAACGGTAACTTCTGTTAGTCCTGATAAAACAGTGCTTGATGCCCCAAGGCTTATTGAAGTTGAGCCAATAGTAACTGCGCTGTTGGCTAATTGTGTATTGCTTATTCCACCTGTCTTTACGCTAACATTACCGTCAGTTACACTAAAGGTAGAGCTAGTGAATCTAGCAACGCCCAGTGTCGACCAAGTTGCTGTGCTAACAAATAAATCAATTTTACCCGAACTGTCGTCATAGGTGCTGGTAATATTTTGGGTTACATTTCCTGTAAACAATCCACCAGCAATGTCTTCAATTCTTTCAACTTGGAGATTAACTGCACCGCTACTTACACTGAAATCAGTAGCATCAAAGCTAGCAATACCTTTAGTGCTTGTTGAAGCATTGTTAATTGCTACATCACCATTAGTTACTGTAAAATAACTTGCAGCGAAGCTGGCAATACCTTTATTAGCTGAGCTTGCGTCCTCACCACTAATAGTGATTGTGTTATTAGTTACAGCAACATCAATGCCTTCTCCACCGTTAACAGCTAGTGTATCATTTAGTAGAGATACCGTATCACTTCCTGTATCACCGGAAATTGCGAGCTGTGAACTACTTTGCTGCCAAGTGGTTCCTCCTACTCCGTCACTGGTAAGAACATACCCGCTAGTGCCAGTGCTATTTGGTAAGGTAAACCAGTTATTGATACTGATTTTACCGGTTCCATTTGTGGCCAAAACTAAATTGGCATTACTTGCGGTATTACTTATAGTGCTGCCATCTATCTGAATATTATCAGTGGCAAACATTCCTGTAATAACTAGTTTATTATTAGCGGCATCCCATAATAGATTTGACGTATCAGCTAGTTTTCCACCAGTTGAAGCAAAGACCAAGCGACCATTGGTTAAATTTTCAACAGTTAAATCGTGCCCGGTGCTGACAACTACGCCACCAGTTCCGTTTGGTGTTAATGTTAAATTACCATTAGTATCTGTTGTGCTAATATCATTACCGTTAATGGTAATATTATCAACATTAAGAACATCAATCTTACTGTTTGAATCAACAATTAGAGCGCTGCCTGCTGTCACTGTTCCAGCAACATGATCCAGCAAGTCAGTGAAATATTTTCCACCTATGACAAAATGGTTAGCAGCATTTCCGCCGGTTTCAGACCCCATACCTATGTATAATCGATCTCCCCCGTTAGCCTGTGTTCCTGACAACGATGAATATGCTAATTCACCTGCGGCCAGTGTAGCTGGATTTCCTGCTACTGATGAACGTTTAATTCTAATAACTGATGCCATTTATCGCTCCATTAATATTCGCCCGCATCGACGTTTTGTTGATCCAAGGTTGTGCTTGCTTTCCACTTATTTATATCGGTTTTATAAACTAGAACCGACCCATTTGTGAGTTCTGTAATGTCTACATCAGTGGCCATATTGGCCAAAGTGTTATGATTTTCAGTGTAGGGAATGTCATTCCAATGGTTTACACCGTCCCCAACTTTGAACTTTTTAGTGTCAAGCTCAATACAAAGCTCGCCTTCTGCTATTACAGGATTGGCAGAAGACCATTGAGAAGCTGTCCCTCGACGAAGTTGTATTTGTACAGGCATAATTATGTTATTTATACGTATCCAGCATCAAAATTAGTGATGCCACCGTAGATGCTATCAGCATATCCGCCATCTAAATTATATAAAACTGTGTTTGCGGGGCTAAATTCTAGTCCCGAACTGCTGGAATTTACTGTAACAACATAACCAGCAGCTCCTACATAACTATTCGGAGTATCGGTAAGGGCTAGAAAACTTGTAACACCAGATCCTGTTCCACCGCCTCCACTGGCAAAAGAAATTTCAGACCAATTAGCCTCAGCATTTGGCATAGCACCGGTAATTTGACTGCGGATTTCTCCGGGTAATAGAGCATAGGTATAATATGTTGAGCTAGTTCTAGTATAGCCACTGGCAACATATCCATTTTTTAAGAATACAATCATACCTTCAGATATGCGCTGACCATATATGTCTGTTAGCTTATCTCCTGCGCCACCGGAAATGCTTTGTAGACCACCCCTTAACTCAGTATCAAGTGCGATTGGCGCTGCACCAGTAGGACTCCAAGTTCCCGGCCACGTGTTTCTCGTTAAACCACTGTAATCAACTGGCATTTTATTATCCTATATCAACATAAGTTTGACCTGGTTGCAGAGTTATTCCATATAAAGAATAGTTTTCTGCAACATAACCTGCGCCCGGGCTGTCTGGTTGAAGGGCAACTGTTCCTGTGGTTATTGCAACATCGCTTAACAAAGAAGCAGAAGCGCCTGTTCTAAAACTAGTAGGTTGCGAAGCACTTGTTCTTATTCCAAACCAGAATCCTCTTGGCACAGCCTGTGTATTATTTACAAAACTAGAAAATACTTTAACCTGATTAGCTAATTGAGTAACTGTGCTTTTAAATCCGAACCCATTAACAATATCTGCTCGTTGAGGAACAAAGCTAGTGGCTGTGCTCCATGTCCAGAAGCTTGGATATGTAAAAGTTGTAGAAGGGTTAGAAGTTGTATTGGTTACAGTGGCAGCATAACTCGCACCGGTTACAGCTACAGGTCTTGTAAATGTTGTGCTATTTGTCACTGTTCTGGTATCACTGGTATTATTTTTATGCACAGGGGTTGTAAACACAAATGTTCCTGATCCTATAGGATTTGAAACTGAACCACCGCTAGCTGTTACTGCATTTAAGTAGTTAGCAGAATTAGTTATTCCAGTAATAGATACAGTATAAGCTACGTCAGTATAGCGTCCTAAGAATGTCTGACCTGTTAAGCTACCTAACGAAACCCCCATAGTAGGTGTAGCCCAATTTATATTGAATGTAGCACTAGATGTATTATATGGTTGTTCGATGCTATTATTTGTATAGTTAAATGCAACTCGACTACTAGCCGAACCTCCTGAAATTGTAGTTGAATAAGGACGAATCCATCCATTAGTAAATGATCTAGTCCAATCTACACCACCGGCTGGTGTGGCACTGTAACTTCCAGCTGTAAATGTTCCTAATGCTGCTACAAATCCTGTTATACTGCTTATAGATAGAACACTACTAATATAAGATTCTGTAAAGTCTGTAGGATTATCAACACTTACACTAAATCCAGTTGCAGCAACATCCCAGTTTAAAGAACTGCTCGGTAATGGCGAAGCAGTAAATGCTGGAGTAAATGTAGCGATAGTTAACCTTAACAAATTATTCGAAAACTCAGCAGTTCTTACAGGTTGAACACCGACACCATCATTATATCCTGTTAAAATTCTATAATTACCCGAAGTTGTCCAAACTAAAGAACTATCACCTTGCGGTCCAGTTACCCCTTGCGGTCCTTGTGGTCCTTCTGGTCCAGTTGGCCCAGTTACGCCTTGTGGCCCTTGCGGACCAGTTACTCCTTGTGGCCCTTGCGGACCAGTTACGCCTTGAGGGCCTTCTGGTCCAGTTACTCCTTGTGGCCCTTGTGCTCCTTGCGGTCCTACAGGACCGACAATAGTTCCTACATCAGTCCATGTTCCTGATCCATAAACCCAAAGATGTCCATCATTTGATGTAATATAACCGTCACCGTTATTACCTATATAAGGATAAGGCAACCCTGCTTGTGTAGATGTTGATCCAATAATAGTAACACTGGTTCCATCATCACCTTTAGGTCCGCTAGGTCCAGTTGGTCCTGTTACACCTTGTGGGCCTTGTGGACCAGTTACACCTTGTGGTCCTTGTGGTCCTGTTACGCCTTGTGGTCCTTGTGGTCCAGTTACACCCTGTGGTCCTTCTGGTCCAGTTACACCCTGTGGTCCTTGTGGACCAGTTACGCCCTGTGGTCCTTGTGGTCCGGTAACTCCTTGTGGTCCTTCTGGTCCAGTAACTCCTTGTGGTCCTTCTGGTCCAGTTGGTCCAGTTACACCCTGCGGTCCTTGTGGTCCAGTTACACCTTGTGGTCCCTGCGGTCCAGTTACACCTTGTGGTCCTTCTGGTCCAGTTGGTCCAGTTACACCCTGCGGTCCCTGTGGTCCGGTAACACCTTGTGGCCCCTGCGGTCCGGTTACACCTTGTGGTCCTTCTGGTCCGGTTGGTCCAGTTACGCCCTGCGGTCCTTGTGGACCAGTTACACCTTGTGGTCCTTGTGGTCCTGTTACGCCCTGCGGTCCTTGTGGTCCGGTTACACCTTGTGGTCCTTCTGGTCCGGTTACACCTTGTGGTCCTTGTGGTCCGGTAACTCCTTGTGGTCCTTGTGGACCAGTTACGCCCTGCGGTCCTTCTGGCCCAGTTACACCTTGCGGTCCCTGTGGTCCGGTAACACCTTGTGGCCCTTGCGGACCGGTTACTCCTTGTGGACCTTCTGGTCCTGTAACTCCTTGCGGTCCTTGCGGTCCTGTAACTCCTTGCGGTCCTTGCGGTCCTGTAACTCCTTGTGGTCCTTGTGGACCTTCTGGTCCAGTTACACCCTGAGGTCCTTGCGGTCCAGTTACACCCTGAGGTCCTTGTGCTCCTTGAGGTCCTTGAGCACCAGCAGGACCGACAATCTGTCCTACACTTGTCCATGTATTGCTGGCATAAACCCAAAGATCGCCATCGGATTCTACTATATAACCGTCACCGGGTTGACCTAAGTAAGGAAAAGGAAGTAACGAGTCTGTGCTTGTAGATCCTACAATTTTTACACTAGTTCCATCATCTCCTTTAGGTCCACTAGGGCCTGTTGGTCCTGTAACGCCCTGCGGTCCAGTTACGCCCTGCGGTCCTTCTGGTCCAGTTGGTCCAGTTACACCTTGAGGTCCTTGTGGTCCGGTTACACCTTGCGGACCTTCTGGTCCTGTTGGTCCCGTGACACCTTGTGGACCTTGTGGACCAGTTACACCTTGTGGACCTTGTGGACCAGTTACACCTTGTGGACCTTCCGGTCCAGTGACGCCTTGCGGTCCTTGTGGACCAGTTACTCCTTGTGGACCTTGTGGACCAGTTACTCCTTGTGGACCTTCCGGTCCAGTGACGCCCTGCGGTCCTTGTGGTCCAGTTACGCCTTGAGGTCCCTGTGGGCCAGTTACACCTTGTGGTCCTTCTGGTCCGGTTGGTCCAGTTACACCTTGTGGACCTTGCGGTCCTGTAACTCCTTGTGGGCCTTGAGGACCGGTAACGCCTTGTGGGCCTTGAATTCCTTCTGGTCCAGTAACTCCTTGTGGTCCTTCTGGTCCAGTTGGTCCAGTTACGCCCTGTGGTCCTTGTGGACCAGTTACTCCTTGTGGTCCTTCTGGTCCAGTTGGACCGGTAACGCCTTGTGGACCCTGTGGTCCTGTTACGCCTTGTGGTCCTGTTACGCCTTGTGGTCCTTCTGGTCCAGTTACACCTTGTGGGCCTTGCGGGCCGGTTACACCTTGTGGTCCTTCTGGTCCGGTTACACCTTGTGGTCCTTCTGGTCCGGTTACACCTTGCGGTCCTTGTGGTCCGGTTACACCTTGTGGACCTTCTGGTCCAGTTGGTCCTGTTACGCCTTGTGGGCCTTGTGGACCAGTTACGCCTTGAGGACCTTCTGGTCCAGTTGGTCCAGTTACGCCCTGTGGTCCTTGTGGACCAGTTACTCCTTGTGGACCTTCTGGTCCAGTTGGTCCAGTTACGCCCTGTGGTCCTTGTGGACCAGTTACTCCTTGTGGACCTTCTGGACCGGTTACACCTTGAGGTCCTTGCGGTCCAGTTACTCCTTGTGGTCCTTGCGGTCCTGTAACTCCTTGTGGACCTTCTGGACCAGTAACTCCTTGCGGTCCTTGTGGACCAGTAACTCCTTGTGGTCCTTGCGGTCCAGTTACACCTTGTGGTCCTTCTGGCCCTGTTACACCTTGTGGTCCTTGTGGCCCAGTTACACCTTGTGGTCCTTGCGGTCCTGTTACTCCTTGTGGACCTTCTGGTCCGGTAACTCCTTGAGGTCCTTGTGGTCCGGTAACTCCTTGAGGTCCTTGTGGTCCAGTTACACCTTGTGGTCCTTCTGGTCCAGTTACACCTTGTGGTCCTTGTGGTCCTTGTGGACCAGTTACACCTTGTGGTCCTTGTGGCCCTGTTACGCCTTGAGGGCCTTCTGGTCCTGTTGGTCCTGTTACACCTTGTGGTCCGGTAACTCCTTGTGGTCCTTGAGCTCCTTGTGGTCCTTGAGCTCCTTCTGGTCCGACAATAGTTCCTACATCCGTCCATGTTCCTGATCCATAGACCCAAAGATGTCCATTATCAGAGGTAATATACCCGTCCCCGTTATTACCTACATAAGGATAGGGTATTCCTGCCTGGGTAGAGGTAGTTCCAATAATAGTAACACTGGTTCCGTCATCACCTTTAGGTCCGCTAGGTCCAGTCGGACCTGTAACACCTTGTGGTCCTTCTGGTCCAGTTACACCTTGTGGTCCTTGTGGCCCAGTTACGCCCTGCGGGCCTTGTGGTCCTGTTACACCTTGCGGTCCTTCTGGTCCCGTCGGACCTGTAACACCTTGAGGTCCTTGTGGCCCAGTTACACCTTGTGGTCCTTGTGGTCCGGTTACACCTTGTGGTCCTTCAGGCCCAGTTACACCTTGTGGTCCCTGCGGTCCTGTAACTCCTTGTGGTCCTTGTGGTCCGGTTACACCTTGTGGTCCTTCAGGCCCAGTTACACCTTGTGGTCCCTGCGGTCCTGTAACTCCTTGTGGTCCTTGTGGCCCTGTTACACCCTGCGGTCCTTCTGGTCCAGTTACACCTTGCGGTCCTTGTGGCCCAGTAACTCCTTGTGGTCCTTGTGGCCCTGTTACACCTTGTGGTCCTTCTGGTCCTGTTACACCTTGGGGTCCTTGTGGACCAGTAACTCCTTGTGGTCCCTGTGGACCTGTAACACCTTGTGGTCCTTCTGGTCCAGTTACGCCTTGTGGCCCTTGTGGTCCAGTTACGCCTTGCGGTCCCTGTGGTCCTGTTACACCTTGCGGTCCTTCTGGTCCAGTTACGCCTTGTGGCCCTTGTGGTCCAGTTACACCTTGCGGTCCCTGTGGACCCGTTACGCCTTGTGGTCCTTCTGGTCCTGTTGGTCCAGTGACACCTTGTGGTCCCTGTGGTCCGGTTACACCTTGTGGTCCTTGTGGCCCTGTTACGCCTTGAGGGCCTTCTGGTCCAGTTGGTCCAGTGACGCCTTGTGGTCCAGTTACACCTTGCGGTCCTTGTGGTCCGGTTACACCTTGTGGTCCTTGTGGTCCAGTTACACCTTGAGGTCCTTGCGGACCGGTTACGCCCTGCGGACCTTCTGGTCCTGTTGGTCCAGTAACACCTTGTGGTCCTTGTGGTCCAGTTACACCCTGCGGTCCTTCTGGTCCTGTCGGACCTGTTACGCCTTGGGGTCCTGTTACACCTTGGGGTCCTATAGGACCGACAATTGTTCCTACATCAGTCCATGTCCCTGATCCGTAAACCCAAAGATGTCCATCGTTGGATGTAATATAACCGTCTCCGGCAATTCCTCCGTAGGGATAAGGTAATCCTGCCTGTGTAGACGTAGATCCAATAATAGTAACACTGGTTCCGTCATCCCCTTTAGGTCCGCTAGGTCCAGTCGGGCCAGTTACACCTTGTGGGCCTTGTGGACCAGTTACACCTTGTGGGCCTTCTGGTCCTGTTACGCCCTGTGGTCCTTGTGGTCCAGTTACGCCCTGCGGTCCTTGGGGCCCAGTAACTCCTTGTGGTCCAGTTACGCCCTGTGGACCTTCTGGTCCGGTTACACCTTGTGGGCCTTCTGGTCCGGTTACACCTTGAGGTCCTTGCGGTCCAGTTACTCCTTGTGGTCCGGTAACACCTTGTGGTCCTATTACATTTCCAGCATTAAAACTTCCACCGTCGTCGGTATAAACAATTAAATCACCATTAAGATCTACATCAACATTTGTTATGCTTACGCCGGATGGACCTGTAGGTCCAGTAACACCTTGCGGTCCTTGTGGTCCAGTTACACCTTGCGGTCCTTCTGGTCCTGTTGGTCCAGTTACACCCTGCGGTCCTTGTGGTCCAGTTACACCTTGCGGTCCCTGTGGTCCAGTTACACCTTGCGGTCCTTCTGGTCCTGTTGGTCCAGTGACGCCTTCTGGTCCAGTTACACCTTGTGGTCCTTGTGGTCCGGTTACACCTTGCGGTCCTTCTGGTCCTGTTGGTCCAGTTACACCTTGTGGTCCTTGTGGTCCGGTTACACCTTGTGGTCCAGTAACACCTTGCGGTCCTTCTGGTCCTGTTGGTCCAGTGACGCCTTGTGGTCCTTGTGGTCCAGTAACACCTTGTGGTCCTTCTGGTCCTGTTGGTCCGGTTACACCTTGCGGACCTTGTGGACCAGTTACGCCCTGCGGGCCTTGTGGTCCTGTTACACCTTGTGGTCCTGTTACACCTTGTGGTCCTTGAGCTCCTTCTGGGCCTACTACTGTTCCTACATCAGTCCAAGTTCCCGATCCATATATCCATAAATGACCGTCATTTGATGTAATATAACCGTCACCGTCTATTCCCCCGTAAGGAAATGGTAATCCAGCTTGAGTTGATGTAGTGCCTTTTAAGGTTATACTAGTCCCGTCTTCTCCTTTAGGTCCGCTAGGACCGGTAGGTCCAGTTACACCTTGTGGTCCCTGCGGTCCTGTAACTCCTTGTGGCCCTTGTGGACCAGTTACACCTTGTGGTCCTTCTGGTCCAGTTACACCTTGTGGTCCCTGCGGTCCTGTAACTCCTTGTGGACCTTCTGGTCCGGTTACACCTTGCGGTCCTTGTGGTCCAGTTACACCTTGTGGTCCCTGCGGTCCTGTAACTCCTTGTGGACCTTCTGGTCCGGTTACACCTTGTGGTCCTTCTGGTCCGGTTGGGCCGGTTACACCTTGCGGACCTTGTGGACCGGTAACTCCTTGCGGACCTTGTGGACCGGTAACTCCTTGCGGACCTTGTGGTCCGGTTGGGCCGGTTACACCTTGTGGTCCTTGTGGACCAGTGACTCCTTGTGGTCCCTGTGGACCAGTAACTCCTTGTGGTCCCTGTGGACCAGTGACTCCTTGTGGTCCGGTTGGTCCACCGCTAGGACCAGTTGGCCCAGCAGGACCTGTAGGACCGACACTGCCTGTTACAAGGCTACCATTTACATATATTCCTCCGCCAATAACACTTACTGTATTTCCGCCTAGAACAAAGGTGCTAGAGCTCAAATATAGACTATAGAAAGGACTTGTAGGACTACCTATATTAAAAGTTCCCGGAATGCCAGGAACAATATTTGTTAAAACATTAGTTAGGTCAGTAGCCGACGAGCCCCCGCTGCCGCCTTTTAAAACAACTTTAGCTTGCCCGTTCCCAACATCGACAACATCAAAACTAGCTTCATCAAATGTAAGAGAAGTAACATTTGTTACTGTGCTTGTAACAGTATTGCTTGAAGAAATTAGAGCTATTTTTAGGCTGCTAATTAGCTTACCACCAGGAGTTACATCGTCTCCCAGTCTTAGCTCACCTAATACCTCGTCATACCATATGGTTCCCTTAGGACCTACCCAAGATGAGGCCTCTACGGTTATAACTCTGCCTGCTTCTATCTTACGTATAGGCATTTGGGCTCGCTCCTAGTTGGCCCTTTACGGCAGTTGTTTTGTATCTGGATCTACTTCGTCTTGTGTTAGATCTGCGATAACAGGGCTTAATTTACCCTGATCTGCCTTTTGAAGTTCAATCTGTTGCTGTAATGGGGGAACCATTACAGGATCTTGCTTTAATTGTGATGGATCTGCCGGCTCGTCCTTGTTATTTTGACCCATTTCTAGTTCTGGATCACCGTCACCATTAATTTTTATGGTTATTGGAACATTGATTACAAATTCTCTGGCTCTCATAATAAGGTATTTATGTTAGTGAATCATTCCGAACCATACTATCGCTGCGACAATTAATAAGGGAATCCACCAGGATATAAAGTATCCAGTTAATAGGCAAATATTCAGCCATGCTAGATGATAAAGGTGGTAAAACCAAGGTATATTAATTACACCAAGAAGTTTTTGCTTCACCGAAATATTCTCTTGCGTAACCATTTTTTATTAATTCTGCTCTTAGACTTACACCGTTAAGAATTAGATCACCTAAGACCCGCCCACCAAACTTATCCCATCCATATAGAACAACCTGATGTTTTTGTGTAGAGGCTACTGCATTTTTTGTAAAGGCTGTAGCTGCCTGTCCACGCTGATCTTCTGAAGGACATTGTGCTCTAAATCCCTTTTCAGGTGTGTCTACTCCAAATACACGCACCGCTAGCTCCGGCTTTAATGGTGCTGGCAAGAACGGTGCTGCGATTACCACAGTGTCTCCATCATTTACTCTAACAATTTTAGCATCATAGGTTACACCCTGTGGTGTTTTTTGTGCAAATGCCAATGCTGGTAGCATTGCTAATAATACTAATAACTTTTTCATTATCAATCCTTTAATAAATTTCACGCCATTGCATACTAACTCGAGCAGTGCCATCGGCAGATCCTATGTTAGAAACAACAACAACAAAAACTTCACTGCTAGTGCTCGAATAATTTTGAACAATGTAATTCTTTTTTGCTGTGCTAGGTAAGTTGCTAGGAGGTGCACCAGCTGATTTTTGGCTTCCTTGAGTAGTAGCCGCTAGATATCCTCCATCAATTTGTTCACCCCCAGTAAAGGCAGTAGCACTATCATTATATTCAACACCACTGCCATCATTAACACTAACCCAGTTAGTAGATGTAGTAAGAAAACTAGAATCTGGTAACTTAATCAATTTCCATTCCATATTTTCCTGTGTGCCAAAAATGTTAACATTACCCATTCTAGCAATCATTCTATTAGGATAACTTCTAAAAGTATTTTTTAACCTAATAGCCAATATAGGAACTGTGGTTCCATCTAACATGGTTCTAGCTGTAGGGCTGTTTATACTCCAATCTTGCCCTGCTTCTAAATAACCGCCTTCTGATATAACAGTAGAGCATATTTGATCAAAATACGCTACAGTGGCAGTAGACGTTGTCATTATTTCACATCTTACAGGTAAATTAGGATTACTCATGTATACCGTAGGTAAATTATTTGAATGGTGAAAGCTATGACAAGGAACATAAGAGCCTTCATGAACAAATCCCACTGTAACAGTGCCAACTCCTAACCATTGAAATTCTATAAAAGTTAATTGTGTTTTTGTAATATCTAAATTAAACAAACTTCCACCTGTGCCGTCGCAGGTGTCTATATTCCATTCAGATTGTGGTTTACGAGTTTCCTCTGTAATACCATTAACGAAAGTTCTAATTACCCAACTCAATTGACCGTTACCAGATTGCTCAAAAAATATTCCATTATTACTATCAAAATAACCAGTTCGTTTGGTTACCCCAGGTGTAGCAGAATAAAAATTAAAACTAGAAAGTATCTGTTGGCTCTTTCCTGGCATATAGTGGTGGTAAAACTTAGTTTGATGAATTACTGTGCAGGTATTAGAGCTAGTTGTTTGCAATCTAGCACAAGCTTTGTTAGGCTGGAAAGTTACACTACCACCATTAGGCATATAATCTACAAAATTAGGATCTAATCCATAAAGATGTTTATAATCGCCAAGTGTAAACGGAGAACTCATTCTTAAGCGACCAAAGGCATCGCTTTGTCCTACCTTCAATGTTGTTCTAAGAACTGGTTGTCCTAAAGCATTATATTCCATAGACTTATGGACATTAAGAAGATTTCCTTCTTGTGGATGTTCATAATTTGTAGAATTTTGATAACGATCTACGGCCATAGAATAATTTCTAAATTAAAATTGATAAACATAGTCACAGGTTATACCCCATACCTGCTTCTTGTAGCCCTAAATGTAATGTCTATTTCATCTGCTGTCATTGCTCGACTATAAATCATCTGTTCGCCAAGACTACCTATGTAAGGATAGCTACCTGTAGGGTTTACTCCACCTGCGGTAAATGCTGAACGACCAAACCAAACTTCTTGATTGTTAGTGACCAATTGCGGATTAGCAAGGGTTTCATTAGCTTGAACTTTTAAAACATTATCAACATACAGATAAAGCTTTCCTGCTACAGTATCTCTTACAAATACAGCCATATGCCACGAATTATCAGCACAATTAGTTGCAGTCTGGATCCCTTGCGCTGTAGATGGAGAAGATGCTATGTCTCCATTGACGGTGCCATTGGACAACCAAATACGATAATTCCATGGACCTCCTGCTGTTGTTTCTTTTGAAACAATCATTCTAGGCACAACTGTATCATTACTACATTTAAACCAACTCATTACTGTAAAATTAGTAGCTGTAATAGACTGATTCATATCAATGTAATCATTATTACCGTCAAAGGTTAAGGCCTTATTAGTATATCCTACACCATTCGTTAACGTTCCAGTATAAGCATTTATTGACAAATCTGTAATACTAGTTCCCGAACCTGGATAACTATCTGTTGAAGAAGGATCTAAATACATTTGAAGACCTGATCGGGGAATATCAACCCACGGGCGTCCTACTAATAACCCATTAGGGTTAGAATTGTTAGTTGATGTATTTCCAAGATACTTTGTGGGTAACTCGTTCAGATCATAGATAGATCTTCGACCATCAAAAGACCTAGTAGCAGCAGCAATTTCAAGTTTCTGTATTTGCCTAGATTCCTTATCTCCAGATTGAATGGGTGTGCAAACTATGACGTCTCCATCTACAATTCCTAATGAGGAAAAATTAGTAGCACTATTACTAATGCTATTGATAGAAGGGTCTTGATATAGACTTGCTTTATAGTAAGAAGAACTTAACCCTTCAGCAGTAGAAATCGTAGTTATAAGATTATTAAAAGTAACTGTTGCTAATGTTACTGTTGCGCTGTTCTTGCTTCCTAGTAAACCCCAATAATAAAGGACTGCCATTATTCTGCCCTATGTTGATGAGCTGGAAATAAACTGACGCTATCAGATCTCATATCAGCTGGATTCTTAGGACCATTCCAGCCTCCGCCTGCATCTACTGTCACACTATTAATACTAGCTACCTTTTCTGCTGGACTATTATTATACATTTGTTCATGCTCTTGACTGAGTAGGTCAAAGATTTGCCTAAAGCGATTGGTATCGACTCCAGTTTCGATGGCATCCAATGAGCTGTGTTTTTCGTTGCAATCTATTTGATCAATAAGATCTAATACACCTCTAATAATTTCAGTAGCTCTCATTATCCCTTAACCCATAAAGCCTGAACCCAAGTCTTACTGATACCAGGTTCTATAAACTGAAACCCACCGGATCCTTGATTCACTCTAATATCAGCGTAATCTCCAGTTCCGTTCAGATATACTAGACAACTTCCATATTGTTGTCCACCTTGACCTATCCAGCTAGAGCCTATATTTTTATATAAGTTTCCATTTTTGTATACCATTAGGCTTACATTAGCACTCCAACTGCCGCTCCACTGAATATGGCAAGTAATATCGTACCAGCCACCTAAAGTTGGAGCTAGTCTATTAAATCCGCTAGCCGTATTCCAATCAGTTCCGATATTGCCTGTTCCGCTAGTGTTATCGAACGGAACTAAGGTAACTGTATTTGCGGCAACTCCAAAATTTCCATTACTGTTATACATCCAAACATCTGTAATATCAGAGGTTCCGCCTCCGCCACCGCCTGCTGCTTCTAATGTAGTTGTTCTATAGGCTAATTCATCTATAGCACTAGAAACAGTTCCAACTGTTGGACTGCCAGTCCAATCTGCTGGATTGGTAGGAACATAATTAATGGCACCAGTGATTCCTAGACTGCTAATAACCACTGAATCAGTGAATTGATTTCTAACGGTCAAAGTTCCTGTGTTGATACTAATAACGAAATTATCATTGGTTCCAGTTATAACATTTGTGCCGGTGAATGCAGTAGCTTGTTCTGTTCCATTTGGAAAAACTATATTTCCGCTATTATTAAAGGTCCATGTTTTATTTGGTTCACCTAAAAATATTTTAAACTCGCCGCCAAAGTCGACTCTTACTCTTAAAGACCCTGTAGAAAGATAAGTGCCGTCGCCGTATTCAATGTCAGAATTGTTAGGGAAGGTAAAACTCTTGTTTAGAGAATCTAATGACCAGGCATTAAGAAAATCACCAGATTGTATAAGGCCATTTCCGCTTGGAAGTTTAATTGTGTCGCCGATAACTTCGAATGTTAGGGGCAGGTAACTGCCTAGCATATCTATTTCTGTTGTTATTTTGTAAGAACTTGAAGTAGCATATGGAACATAGACAGAAGCACCGGTGCTGGTCGTTCCATCTGGGAATTTTACAATACCACTAGAAGATGTTGTCACTTCCTTTGTAGCAGGATTATAATATAATAGAGAAGTTGTTGTGTTACCTGATGTATCTGCTCGTATAGGATCTATAAACAAACCAGCGGAAGAACCATCTAATGCAGAACCACTGGCATTGATAACAATGCTATTCGCAGGCTGATTACTGGCTCCTGCAAAATTTCCTATGGCTACAGCATATTGGCCTTGGTATGAAGAGCCTGCTAAAGATCCTACGGCTACAGCACGTTGTCCCTGACTATAAGCGCCTGCTAAATTACCTATGGCTACAGTTTGTAATCCTTGATCTTGGTATCCTGCATTATTTCCTACAGCTACAGATGATGTGCTCTGATTAGTATATCCGGAACCTACCCCTACAGATACAGCATAAGATCCTTGATTAGTAGTTCCAGCATTTAATCCTAAAGCAACAGAACCTGTACCTTGAGTAATTCTTCCTGCTCTAAATCCTATGGCTATTGCTGCCGCGGATTGAGTGTTTTCTCCTGCATTATTTCCTACAGCTATACTATTACCACTTTGATTGATTAAGCCAGCACCCGACCCTAAACTAAATGAGCCTAAACTGTTGTCCTTGAATACTACATTGTTTGGTAATGTAAGTGCTCCGTTGTTACCGAATACCCAAGTGTTAGGAAAAGGATTATAAGTGTTTATATGAATGTTTCCTTGCCCGCCACTTCCTGCTGACAGAACTAGAGTAGAGGTATCAACTGCTGCTATTTCATTACCTTGAACATAAATTTGACCGCCTTCAAAATCTGGAAATAAAACATAAGGAGCACCGCCGATTATAAGTTCTAATTTAGCAGTTCCATTTACTAGTGTTGATGTAGTAACAGGGGCACCTGTGACCTGACTTCCATTTAATGTTAGATTTCCATTACTTACACTTAGGGCTGTTCCGCCTATATAAATTGTCGATGTCCCTACATAAAGGCTGCGCCACTGACTGCTTGTAGATCCTAAGTCATAGGTAAGATTTGAAGTAGGAAGAACATGTGAACTTATTGTAGCAGTAAGGTATCCTCGTAGTGCGTGATTTCCCCACCCGTAAGCTGAATTCCAATTTGAAATATTATTACTAGTTATAGAGCTGGCTGTCCCTGTTGTGTAAACAGGATCTGTCTCTGCTGCCGATGAAGCACGCCACCTTATTCCGTCGTAGGTATATAAGACTCCGTTAGTTCCGGTATAAATCTGACCTACTGAAGCCGATGATGGAAAATCTAATGCCATTATATTATCCTAATTATCTATATTTATGGTACAATTAAATAGGGAACGTGTTCCGATCGCAATGCTTGTGTATTACTTCCACCAAATGGGTTAGCAGATTGTATTCTTTGTAGATTATAGGTTGGAACAGTAAATGCACCTGTATAAACTCCGATGCCCTTAACTATGCGTAGGTTCGTAATGTATCCTCCAAATGCCCCTGAATCCAATGAAGTCGGTCCCTGTTTACCTATCGTAAAAGTAGAGCTAGTATCAGTTAAACTAGTAGTAAATGCAACTCCTGCACCATTTAGTAGTGAACCATTCCTGAATATATAGACCTGCCCTAACCTTCTAACAATAGCCCAATGGGTCCATAATTTATAATAGCTAGACTTGGCTACTGTTGCAAGAGTTGTAGTAGTAGCACCATTATGTAACAATATATCAGCATTTAATCCAGATATAGAAAAGCTAATACCTAAGGTTGGGTTAGAAGTAGTTCCATACCACCACGGGCTACTAGATTGATTATTGTCTGATGAATATGCGAACCATTCTATAACGAAATCGTTGGTTCCAAAAGACATTCCGCTGTCTCCGGGAAAGGATGCCGAACTGCTACTAGCTCCATTTAACAGTATACTTCCTGATTGGTTCCCTGTAAAAGGACTAGACGAGCTTAGCCTGCACCCCGACAATGTTATAGCGTCATTAAACGCTGTTGACTTTGTTTGAGTTACTGTTCCAGCTTTAGGAGTAACTATAGATGTTGCACTTGCATCATAGAGAATTTGCCCTGTTGGGCTGGTCATCAGTAGCTTAGAATTCGCTGTAGTTGATAATGGATATTTAGGTATTTGAATGACAGCATCGTTTAAGTTATAAAGTGTAGAACCGATGGTTACACTGAGATTATATAGCTTACCAATTAAATTATTTGTAACACCCACGCCTAAGGCGTTCCTCCAGGTTCCTATTAAAGTAGGAGGAACATTATAATTATTAAGGTTTTCAAACAGGTTTTCTGGACTGCGATATCCGTTGATCCATGCAGCAAGTTGTCCTACGCCATTTCTACATATGGCTATGTGATACCAGGTATAGGCTTGCCAAACTTGTCCGGGAATAGCTTGAGATGGTATTGTTATTCGGTTATTAGTGATAAGATAATTATTAATATAAATTGCATCCTGAACATGTAAAATAGCAAGACCGCCTAGCAAAGACCCACTGCCTATAATTGCTTGACCATTTACATGAACGATATCATCAATCCACTGAACATTACTAAATCTTACCCAATATTCTATTGTAAATGGCTGGGTTCCAATTGCAGGTAGGTTAGCCACATTAAGGCTTGACATCTTAGCTGTATCGCCAACAACCAAAAGTTCTCCTGCTGTTTCCCCAAATACTAGACTATTTGAATTAACAATTTTACCTCTAAAGCCGACAATGGGTTCTGACTGTGTCAGAACCATTTGTGTAATACCGGTCATTTAGATCAATCCAGTTCCGTTAACAAACCAAACATTATTTTCAACTTTCATTATAGTTGCCATTCCATTTGATGTTAACGATCTCGGGCCTGTATCAGAAGTTCCTGCTAGAAGCAAGGTCACACCCCCTGCGGGAGAAATATTAATAGTTCCATTTCCTCGTAGAATTATACTTATAGCAGATCCTATAGGAAATGGCACAGTTAAACTGTTAGGAATAGTTACAGTTTGTATTCCACTGGCTACAGTGCTGTAGATATGTTTACCTTGATCACTTAATGATAATGTGTAATCAGTGCTAGTGCTTATTTGAGGAACTACTAGATATCCTACCTGTAGCTGATTTTCATTATTTTGTGGAACACTACCAGTTACAGTTCCACCGGTTACATTAGTTGCATTTGTAGCAGATCCGGCAAAAGCGGATGATAAAGAGGAAACAGCAAAATTAACTAGAGTTTGGGTGCCTAAAAATGCAGTCGTTTGTATACTACCGTCGCTAAATGCCAATGAAGACGATGTGCTCACTAACTCAATTGATCCTAATCTAAAAGCACCATAAGTTCCTGTGAAAATCCCATTAGTTTCTATACCGTTGTTAAACCATTCTAAATTCTTCGATGCATTGTCTAAAACCAAAGCCGCTGTTTTATCTGATCCTGAGTCGTAATAGTGCAGTCGGAATCCTACATCTAATCCGTCATTAAAGGCCCATTGAGCATCTACTCCACCTGGTGGAACATGAACTGAGATCAAATTATCTGTAAAATAAGTATTTGTGCTAGCCACATAGGTAACAGTGGTCTGAAAGGTAACCGGACCGTTAAACAGACTCGATCCGTTGACCTGTAGCCCACTAAATGTCACAGAGCTTGTTGTATCTAACGCTTGATTAGCACCAGGACCTTGCGGTCCTTGAGGGCCTGTAACCCCTTGTGGGCCTCTATCACCGCTGGTTATTATAGAAATTACGCCCTGCATGTTTCCGTAATTTTGCGAAACATAGTATAAAGTAGACGGTGAAGAAGTTGGAACTGTAAAAGTTACAGTCCCCGTAGCTGTTCCATTGTTAGTAACTCCGTTACTGTATCCAAAACCTACACCTGTAGCAGGGGTTGTCTTAATCCAAAATGGCGTTCCGGGGGCATTAACATTAAAATAATAAGTATAACCTCGTATTAATGTTAATGCAGGATCGTCTGAACCATCAATGTTAAAAGAAGCAACACCCGTAGCAGTAACAGTAAAATTCAAACCTCCTAATAAACCTTGAACTCCACTAGGTCCTGAAGGTCCTGAAGGTCCACTTGGACCAGTTAAGGGTTGACCATTCGCTGTTAGTTGTCCATCTTGGTATGTTATAGTTGCCGAAGTTAATTGAATGTAATTGCTTATATGAAGTGCCCGAAAAGCTTGCCCATTTGTGCCTATATTATAACTTGCATCTGAATCAGGTAGGATATCTGAATTTACGTTTAACAGGTTACCGCTACCTCCGCTACCTCCGGAACCGGTTCCAGCATCAACCCAATAATTATCATAATAGATAAAAAGTTTTCCTAATGTTGTATCAAACCATGTGGTTCCTGTTGAAGCATCTATAGGAGGACTAAGACCAACATGAGTGGTTCCGATTGGAATACCGTTGTAGGTTAAATTCCCCACAGTATTAACAGCAATTAACCTATTATCTAAATAAATGGCATTATCAATATAGGCATTATTCCACTGTCGTGCTATGTTTCCGAGATTGTAAGTTTGGTGTAAGGCGGGAATAATATTATAATATTGTGTGCTTGTTCCTACAGTTGTAGTAGACAATTCTCCAAAATTATTGTTAACTTTAACAAATGCGGCACGAATGCTATCTCCATCTCCGGAGTTAGCGCCAGATCCTGTGTTTATATATTGAATAGCCATATGAATTCAAATTCCCGGATAATTTGCTTATTTAGTTGCTCTTTATGGTATTCTTGTGCTATACTCTAAGTTGTTGTTAAACCCCTATATAAATATGTAAAATGACTTGTTTAATCTTAAATGCAGATGCTGCACCTATATCACTAGTTCCTTTAAGCACAATAAGCTGGGAAGAGTCTATAAAATACCTAGTTTCTGATAAGGCAACCGTATTAGAATGGTATGACAATTGGGTTGTCCGTAGTCCTACTTGGTCTACGCAGGTCCCTGCTGTTATGATTCTTAAAGAATACCAAAAAAAGAAGTCTAGTGTGCGCTATAGTAAGCACAATGTATTCTTGCGAGATCAGTATCGTTGCCAATATTGCGGCGTTGATGTTAATAAACGAACTGCTACATTAGATCATATATTACCGATTAGTCACGGTGGTAAAACACAATGGGAAAATACCTGCTGTAGTTGCGGAACATGCAACAGCAAAAAAGGAAATGATCGTAAGATTAAACCTAAAATGAAACCTTACAAACCAAGCTACTACGAGCTAGCCGAAAAACGTCGGGCTATGCATTGGGATTTCCTACATCCAAGCTGGAAAGATTACATAGGTTAAAAGGGCCCTAAGGGCCCTTTTTATTTGTCTCTATAAACTATACGCCCACGAGTTAGATCATAAGGGCTCATTTCTATTTTTACTCTATCACCGGTTAGAATTTGTATTTTGTTCTGGCGCATCTTACCGCTAATATGTCCAAGGACCACAGGTCCTTGTTGTAATTTTACCCTAAACATTGCGTTGGGCAACACTTCTTGGACTTCTCCGTCCATACTGATTACATCATCTTTTGACACTTAAGTTTCTTCTCCTTTTAATCCTTTTAATACAAGTTCTTTAGCCCGCTTATCTAACAATCTCTTTTCTTCTTCCATTAATTTAGCAGTCCAAGTCTGCAGAATTTCTAATACAGCCTGATTACCTTCATCAGTAAAATAGCAGTATTTTTCACCAAATTCGCTGTAGTTGTAGAACCTACGGTCCTTGGCTAATTCTGCAATACTGCCGTATAAAATATTCTTTAATGCCGCTTTGTCCAATTTACATTTTTTCCCCTGCTGTAAATCCGCGGAACCGTAGGAAACGTGGAAACCTAAGCGAGTAAGAACCATCTTGATTTTGAGTAATAGCATCTGCCCTAACCTCTACTACTTGACCAGGTAGCGTATCACGCCCTGTCCAAAATGTATCACGGTCAGAGTCACTAAAACCCGAACCACAGTTAACTCGGATTGCCTTGTCGTCATCCACACCTTCCAAGACCAATGCACCAAGTCGGCCCACATTCCTCCCTGTGCCCTCTTCAACCTCGATAACTTGAAGTGATACTTCGATGAAAGGTTTCTGTTTAAGCCACGAAGTTGATCTCTTACATTCATATTTGGCATCCGGATCCTTGATCATAATACCTTCGAAACCCTGTTCGATGGCATCTTTGTTAAATTGTTTAAATTGTAACTCACCTACATAACTGTCTAGGTCAATTTCTTCCTGCGGAATGATATCAATGTTTCCAATTTTGTCAAAGATCTTACGCATTCCTTTGAGCAGATTGGTTCTACGACGCTGTCCTAGAACACTGCGTCCTGCTTGAAATTCACTGAGTGGCAGTATATCAAACAGCATTAGCCTAGCATCATTGGCTTGCACGTTATCTTTACGATGAACCTGCTTCATCAATGCTTGAAAACTTGAACTGACTATTTCACCATCAAGAACCATAGGTCGCTCGATGAGATCGATATTGGCCAAGATGCTGTCAGTGATATGACTAAAGTTCTCAAGAATTTTACCATTTCTGCTATATTGTGTTACAGTGCGATTAGGTGGATCTACTATGGTAATTACCCTAACACCATCTAATTTTGGTTCTAGCAGTTTCTTACCTGTGATTTTCTTTTCATGATTAGCTCCATCGTGTGCTAACATACATTCGAATACTGGCACAGGTTGAATATTATTGAAACGACCTTTAAGGACCTTATTCACAGTTTTTTCACTGACTCCGCAACGTAGGTCCTTAATAAGGATACGACGATACCAATTATTCCACTGGCTTTGCTTGCTGGCAGTTAAGGCTAACTCAATGGCATCTCTAGCATCATGCCCAGTTAATTGGCGTGTGCTGAGTAATTTCAGCAATTCTTCAAATGCAGCCCAGGGAAGACCTTGTCCATCTGGACCGCTATGGCTAGGAATCTTTTTGACACCGAAAGTAGAATACGGGCTAAGGGCCCAACGAATTCCATTAAACAATTCCTGATGGTCTTGCTCTGCTTGATGTTCTAATATTGCTTCTTTGTTTAATCGGCTTGGATGTGTTTCCAAAGCGCTGATTACACTTTCACAAGGATCTTTCATAGAATTTGATATCGTGTTGTTAATGATATCATTATTATATGGTAGATTAGGTGATTTGTCAAGCATTAGCTAAATTGTGAAACTTTCGCCACATCCGCAACGTCCTGTTTCATTTGGATTTATGAATTCAAATCCTTCATTCAAACCGCGTCTTTGAAAATCAATAGTAATGCCAGCCAGATAAGGTTGGTGTTTTGGATCAATAAAAATCATCACATCATTATGATGATATAGGGCTAGTGTTTCATCTAAGATGTCAACATATTCCAAAACGTAGGCAAGTCCGGAGCAACCTGTAGTTTTAACACCAATCTTAATGCCAAGACCTTTACCTCGTTTAGCTATCAACTCTTTAATTTTATCAGCAGCTTCTATTGTGGTTTTCATAGAATAAACAATTCCGACTCTTCTGACCCGAGTCTTCCTCTAACAAAATAATTAAAGGCCACACAATATCTTTCAATAGAACTTTCGTTATAGTTAACTGCATGTGAAATATGCGATGGAAAGATAACAATTTGATTATTCTTTGGCTTTACGTATTCTCTAGTGTTAGTATACATTGTGGTCTTATCTGACGGGATCTGTAATTGTGGATAATGTGTGGTGCTATTTCTATTTACAAAAATTAAATCACCAGACTCATCATCTACATTAAGATAAACAATACCACTTATTATAGAATTAACATGATAATGGCTATTTGCATGATCTTTGTGTCTGTGTTTCATTGCCCAGGACGATGTCATGTAAAACTCTACATCGTCTTTAGGGTTAAAAACTTCTTTCACAAACTTATTCACATGCGCATCAATTATATCTCTCAACCCTGTTAAATTTTCATCGTTTAGTAATTGCCTATTTTTTGAAATATAACCGTTTTCGCTATTCGCCAAATGGTAATCTGTAGAAAAAACGTAGTGTTTCTCTTCGTTAGAAATTTCTAAATCAAATGCTGTATACAACGGGACAGGAAACATGGGAATCATTAAAAAATTATTATCCATTCTGCCTTTTCTTATAATCTGCTATTGCTGCTTTGATGGCATCTTCGGCCAAAATTGAGCAGTGGATTTTAACTGGCGGTAGCGCCAACTCTTCTGCAATCGCTGTATTCTTAATTCCACCTGCCTCATCTAACGTTTTGCCTTTGACCCATTCCGTAACAAGGCTACTGCTCGCAATCGCTGAACCACAGCCATACGTTTTAAACTTAGCATCAGTAATAACGCCATCTTCTACCTTTATCTGTAGTTTCATAACATCACCGCAAGCAGGAGCCCCAACCATACCAGTGCCAACGGCAGCATCAGATTTATCAAAACTCCCAACATTTCTGGGATTTTCATAGTGATCTAAAACTTTATTTGAATATGCCATATTATTGCCGTATTAAAACTTCTTGTTGAACACCATTTAAAATCATAATCTGTTTGGTATAGACAACTCCATCTATAATAACTTGATTTGGTTGTAAAGGTTGTTGAATTATCACAGGTTGCTGAACTACTACAGGATCAGGACGAGTAGCAGCATAAACAACTGCGCCACCAATTAACGCAGGCACAATCCAATGGTGAGCTGGAGGGCTATGCCAATGACGGTGAGCATGGTGTCTATGACCGTGATGATGTGGGCTAGCTAATGCTAGACTACTTGCAGTTAGAGTCAGTGCAGCAATAAGAGTTTTCATAATAGTTTCCTTTACTATATATAACGCCTTAGTCATACAACGGGTTTACTATCTTGGCGATCTAACCAATCTTTTATTTTAGTCTTAACAAGTTTGGCCCAAAATGGCTCTGGAAAATGCCAGCCTACAAATGCACCTACAAGAATCCAAAATGCTATATCAAGCATACAGCCTCCTTTGTTTATGACAAATATTTATAGGCTATAAATAATTATATGATCATTATTAGTGATTCAGCAAAAAAACGGATATTAGAGCTGTTAGCTGAGGAAAATAATCCAAGTCTTAAATTGCGCACCTTTGTCCAAGGTGGTGGTTGTTCTGGATTCCAATACGGATTTACATTTGATGAAGATCAAGCAGAAGATGATTGGACCTTTCCAATCGATCATACTTTTCTTCTTGTTGACGCAATGAGTATGCAGTATATGGAAGGCGCAGAAATTGACTACAAAGAAGATATTAATGGAAGCCAATTTGTTATTAAAAATCCTAACGCTAAGACTACTTGTGGATGTGGATCTAGTTTTTCAGTATGAAGCCTTGGACGAGAAACGATACTAAAGATTGGATAGCTTCTGCTCAAAGCAGAATTGAAGATTTCAACTATTATCTAGGAAGAACTGTAGATTTTTGCGAGCAGCAAGGAATTTGGGAAAATCAAAAGGTTGTCATGTGCTGTCTCATAACCTGTATTTGGGTCAGCAGTATGCGGGAAGAAAATATTTCATTTCAAGAAATAATAGAAATTATGGGCATTGAGAACGAATATGATGAAGAAATAGAAGATAGGATATATTCTGTGTGTTCAGAATTTCAGTCCCTTGATCATGAAGAAATCCTGTCTTTACTAATAAAAGGTAGTAAGTGGTGACTACTTTCCGTCGTAATCTTTTACAGGACCACCGTGTAGTTCACTTTTCATTTTTTTACCTTTAATACGAACCCCACTGCCCTTTTTACCTTGTTTGCCCGTACCTGCGGTATGATCGCTATCGTGTTTTAAAAGACCACGACTTACGCATTGGCTGTATCTAACATTGCTCAATCTTGCCTTGCCTACAGAGCATTGGCTAGCTGTAGGTGCGGCGATTTTTTCTAATAGTTCCTGGATGCGCATAAAATTATTTATTTGAATAGTATCAAACTCATAATTACAGTTTGGGCACAGAAGCCCAGGCATATGGTTGCAATGTATAAAAAATTACGCTCAATAAGGCTTTTGAAGAATAATGTAATTAAACCACTCCATACAAAAATCATAAGGTCAACGGATGGAAGTTTATCGTTTTGTGCCATAAGAACCGATAATAATGTAGGAATACTGGCTAAGTGTAATAATATTATCGTGAGCCAGCCAAGAGTATGAGCACTAATATGTCCCAAGTGTTCCTTTATCCAAGTCCAAATAATTAAAGGTAACCCTTGGATAAATGTAGCTAATTTTTCAACATAATTCATTTAAGATCTCACTTATAAAAAATATGGCGGCCAATCTTAGCCACACGTTCCTTCTTCCATCCTGGATTTATATAATCAGCATGAAAATATAATGCATCAGTTAGGCTAGGTAACCTAAATCCCTCAAGCAGAACCTTTTTAGCGACCTCCATGCTTTCGTCGTAGATTGCTGGATGCTTTGGGTTAAAGTTTACGGTTCTATCACAGACCCAGCTAAACTGGCATAATACTTTATCATAAAATATATTCTTTTGAAACACTACTTTACAGATATCACCAGGAAAACGACCGTCGCTGTTGGCCCTGTTGAGAGTAACCTGCGCAACTGCAACTTTTCCTTCAAAAGGTTCTGCTCCTGCTTCGTGATAGATATTACGAGCAAGGCAGGATAACTGTTTTTCTCTAACTTGTGCAGTAATCTTGTTTTCTTCTAAAACTTCTACTGACGATAATCTATGTCCTACGGCCCAAGATGCCAATTGAAAAATCAAAAAGGCGCCTAGCAGCATAAAAAATCCGCTCACAGCCGTAATAAACTTTTTTTGGCTTAAAATGTTTTCATCCATAAAAAGTCCTCCTTTTCTTCATAGGGTAAGATAATTTATGTAAAAGAAGCAAGTATAAGTTCTAAATACTAAAAAAACAACTCATTTTGAATCATTTTTTTCCTATTAGCATGAATCTTTTGAATTGCCAATTAGGATATACAAACTCTTTTTCGCCTTGAAATACAATTTCCTCTAGGGGAAAGGTCTCTTTAAAATGCTCTAAAGACTTAAATTTAAACACATGATCATCATGTATCATGTCTGCACCTTGCAATGCTACCCAGGTTCCTTTGGTAATATTATTAAACCATTTTAAACTAGAGAAATGCTCAGTGCTAGTATTTACAACAAGATCAACCTGCCCATCTAAAAACTCTAAGCTATCACAATCTTCTGTATAGGCTTTAAATTGCCAATCCTGCCAAACCCAATTTTCATTAATCATATCTGCGATATGTTCGCAGCTAGGATCAACATCAAAACTTTGAATCTGTCCTACTTGAATTTTTCCTCGTGATAGTAGTAAAAAAGCAAATAGTCCATACCAGCCTCCGTAGACCCATATAGTATCAATACCAGCGAAAGCTTCTTCTAATTGTTCACAAAGCCAAAGTTTACTACCTATTTGGCCACTACTAAAGGCATCCTTTAACGGATCGTTCAATTCAAGCAGCCTTATAATGATATATTTGATGGCCCATATCTCTTTCTCCCCAAAGACATGGATAAGTTGCTATTACTTCAAGAGAGTTAAGTTCCCCCATCTTTCTAAAATCACGGTCCTTAGAAATGTCATGCTCAATTATAAACAAATCAGCATCGTCAGTTAACATAGGGCGAATATTATTAAAAAAATTCCAATGTGATTTCATTTGGTCGTCTACTAAAATTCTACATGTATTGGTAATTTCTTCTTGAGGTCTACCCGTCATAGATTCTAAGGTTTCTTGTAGATTAAAACTATGCGGAGGGTTCCCTATTACAAGATCCCATTTATAAGGAATATTAATATCTAGAATAGAATCTGTTACAAAACTATCTACCTTATCTATTAGACGATTAGAATTTACTGTTTCCTTAACACGTTCTATAGCGGTAGCATATGCATCCATAAAGGTAAAATGATTACAAATTTCGAAACCTAGTAATTCAAATCCCATTCTGCCTGCACCTGAACACCATTCTAAACCATGTTCATAATTAGCCTTTCCACTTTCTAAAATTGCAGTATGGAGTGAAGGAAAAAATAAAGCACCTCCACCATCTAGATGAGGCTGAGTCTTTAGTTTCAAACCAGAAAGTAATAGCTCATTTATAATAGGTTCATCCATTTTTTAATCCTTTAGGTAAGTTTTCTGTATAAAAATCAGCTAATTCTGGAAAGACATCAGCGAAATTAAGATTTCTTCTTTTATCATATTGAAAAAAGTATCTGCTAAAATTCTCTCTATCAATTTTTAGCGCCTTCTTATCAATATTAGATCTATCTAAAAAGATAGATAAATTTCTTTCCATCTTAGCAATTTCGAAATCATAAAATCCGCAGAAGTTTTCAGTATTAGCGTGAGATTTCATAAAATTTATAGCATCAACAAAGTATTTTTCAAATTCTATTGGTAAAACTTGAATGGCCATCCATCCTGGATTTCTTAAAAGTGGGATATCAAACCAAATACGTTGTCTAGGCGCAATTTCATAGTCCTCATGCTCGTGCCATTGATCTAAAATTGGTATGAAACGTTTCCCTTGATTATCTCTAGAATACTTATTCCTCAATCCTAGGATATAAGCAAGGTAATCTTTTATTCTAGGAACACTTAGAGCATTAAATGTATTAATAAACGTTACGGTAGTATTAATAGTTTCGTTTAGCACGTAATGAATATTGTAATTCATTAATTTAAAATCTAAGCCTGTTCTAATATATTCAGCATGATCACCTACACTATCGACGCTGATAAACAATGCAAAATTTTTAAGCGCCATATTTACATACCAATTATTTCCAGCAGAGGGGTTAAACCTTTCTTTATTTTCCCAAATTTGTATTTCCTCAAGCCTTTTTAGCTTTTCTACAAATTTACGCATAAGCTCAGGCTTAGGCGGACATAGATTTGATGTAATGCTTACTTCTAACCAACTATTAGGGTTTTCATAAATGTAGTCAAGAACCCTAAAGGTATTAACATCAATTAAAGGCTCACCTCCTGTAATTCTAAATACTTCTAACTTTTTATATAAGCTAGGCCACCATTCCCAAAAAGCACGAAGATAAGGATTTTCGTCCTGTTTTACCTTAATAGGCATTAGCTTTTGCTTTTCTAGATAGATAATATCATTATGAAATGATTCATTTCCTTCTTTATCAATGATCTGAAATGGTCCATGCTCCTTTATTTCTTCTTCCCAAGTTGTGCTAAGATGAGGGCTGCAATACATACACTTAAAGTTGCAGGCTTGATTAAAATTAACTTCTACATATCTAGGATCAATATTGCCTGTATCTAGAGCATCAATAATATCAGCTCGTGCATTTTGAGCCCAATATTCTCCAGAACGATAAATCCTATCACTTCTTGATCCAGAATCTTCTATCTTCCAACAATAGCTACAACCTTCGGGTCTTTCGCCTTTAAGCATAAGGCTACGTTCATGCTTTTTTTGTTTAGTGTTATGCAGTGCGCTAGGATTAGATTTAAGTTCTTTTATATCAATCTTATGTAAAGGCGGATGATAACAACTATGAGTCATTCCATTAGTTAAGTGCATACTAACTTGTGCCCACTTTGCATAACACATGGTTTTAGAAATAAAAGACAATTGCTTTTCAGCTCGGTCAGCTGATTGATTATATTCACTCATTTTGCGTCTTTAAAAAGAGAATCAATTTTTCTATCTTTATCAATACTCTTGCCGCATTGATTCCAGCAAACACCTATGCTCTTAGATTTCCAACTCTTACTGTAAATATCCAATACCTTGCTGTCTAAAATTTCTTTTAGACTATGATGATGTAGACTGTTTTTATTTTCCATTTGAGATTGAATTTCTTGAACTTGAATAGCTTCAGGGCTATGAGTTACAAGCATTCTGACACCAACAAAGCAGCACGGTAAAACTCTTCCCAAGGCATCTATATAAATTTCCACTACTGACCTATCATGATAAGGAACTGGAGCTTTTCTTGAGCTCATACAATCTATACTACCTTCTACCTTTATAGGAATAAATTTCGGAGCAATATATCTAGGATCAGCAGGAACATACGGCGGATATCCGTTGTTATTAGCATGTTCAATAACATAATCTAATTTAAGATTTTTATCGTATGCTGGCATAGCCTGTCCGTCTACTCCAAAAGGATTTTTTAAGATAAAAATCATACCATGTTGATAGGCTAACTCCCTAGCCTTTTCTATCTGGTGAACATTGTGTTTAAATTGAAGGAAATCCCAATGTGCAAGAGCACCAGTTTCTACGTAGGCTAAAAGATTTTCCCAGACCCTACTCCACTTAACATTACGTCTATAGATATGATTAGTATCCTCCAATCCATCTATACTAAATGTAATCACACGTTTGGGAATTACACCATTTACTGGTTTTTTTTGAGCAAATAACTCTCCTATTTGCCTATATAATGTTTTAGATCGCAGTCCCCCATTTGTATTAACCTGTATGTTTCCTGGACTATGTTCTGCTATATATTCCAAAATTTTGTAGATATCCTTACAGGCCATAGGATCGCCGTAATCTCCACATAGCAACCAATAGTAAATGTTTGACATTATTTCCTTTGGGAACCATTTAACGAAATCTTCATAGGTTATTTCAGTTTGAATAAGCCTTGGATCAGGAATAGGACTATTCATCATAAACCTAGTGCATCCTGGGCAAGCGGCATTACACTTGCTAGAAAGTTCTATGTGAACTGAAGATATTTTTTCATATCTCCATAATGGGTGTTTAGTGGTTATTGCCAAATGTTCCATGTTTTTCTACAATAATCAGTTTTCTCTAGATGATGATAAATTTCTTGAGCTAACAATCGATGTGCTTTGGAGCTAGGGTGTCCACAATTCATGATCCACTTTGTTTCACTTCCCCCATGTTCTCCACATATAGAAAGGTGGTTTAATGATGGATCATAGTTGTCTTCTTGACTTAATGCGAGAGTAAAAAAATTAGATTTCCCTTGAGGAGCAATAAATGAATTCCAATCAACAGAATCAAATAAAAACTGATGATATCTATCAGGTTGAGAATCTTCTCGAATGTCTAGGATTTGTTTTTTTTGATCTCTGATTATCCTAGTTTTAGACATTTTGTAGAAATAGTCTGGGTTATAGTAATCATTGAATGCCGGGAAAGTGATTAATTTTGCATTATGATTTTTTACCCATGACGTCAATAGTTGATAATTTGTAAGGAAATTTAATGCTTCCCATTTCTCCGAATAAAGCTCTTGTGAAAATCCCTCTTGTAATTTATTCCAAGAGATAGTTTCATGGTTAGCATAAGAAGGCCATGCAGTTCGGTAATAGTTATCGTGACTATTTTCATCGATTAGAATATCTAATCGATTGGCAGAAGTAGGGCAAAATACTACTATTATTTCATCAGCCTTTTTCCATTCAACAGGAACCAGAAATAGCTTCATAATACTAGATTTAAGGCCAGCTCCTGGGCTTCCGAAATTAATAGGTGTATATTCTTTTTTTAGGAAATCTCTACATAAGATTGATGTGAAAGAATTCTCAACAAACATCTTGTCGAATTCTATATAGGAATAATCGTGATTGCTCATAATAAGTCCTGGAAATTTTTCTAATATTTTTTTACGTTCTATTACACTATAATTATTAAGAGTCCATGTTGCACCGTTAGAATACACAGGAGGGGAGCTGTCTAAGAGTTCTTGACTAAACGCAGCTGATCCAAAAACAAAAGAACATCCTATAGATACAATAATTTTATTTGTTTGATCAAGACCTTGATTAATCGCTTTTACGCTTTTAGAATAGTGCATTAGTTCCCCCGCAAATACTCAAAAACTAATCTAGCAAACAAATCATGACCTTTTTGTCCGGGATGACTACAAGGTGTCATCCAACCGAGCGGACTTCGCTTATTTTGAAATTGGAAATAAAACTCTTCTTTATCAGATAGATCAGGTTCATTCATCATACACATATGAGCCATTGTAAAATGTCCGTTGGGGTCAAACATGAGATGCCACGGCCAGTGTTCTGCTAGAGATTCGGCATCATTGTCATGAATATAATGTGATTCATCTTTATACAACCAATTAGATTCTCTGCTAATAGTTTTTCTAAGAATAGATTTCATAATTGATTTTTCAAATCTTTTGTCAAAGGCAGGAGTAATTATTAGTTTGGCATTTTTATTTTGGCACCAACTTTCTAGTTCTTTAACAGCCAAATAAGATTCAATCATACCTGCTTTATCAGAAAAAACAGCTTCTGAATAAGCTCCCCAAAGTTTACCCATGGCAGAAGTTTCGTGCCCTTTGGGCAGACTAGGCCAGACAGTTTTAAACCAATTACCTGGTGTAGTAGCGGTGTCTTCAACGAAGTCAAATCTTTCTAGTGACGTTGGCATAAAAATAATGATAAGTTCTTTTATCAAGTGCCAATTAATCTGAGGGTGCAGGTATAGCTGCTTTACCCTACCTCTATTAGATCCGCCTGCTTTTCCAAAGTTTATGGGAGTATATTCTCCCATAAAATATTTGTTCGCTAGAACATCTACAAAGGCGTTTCTAGCGCACATTTGAAATATCATAATTTGACTATTTTCAAGAATAAGGTCAGGATATTCCTTTACTATTCTTGCCTTGGTATTATCATCTGCTAGAATCTTTAAAGGATATCCAGGAGCTTCAAAGTGCCAATTATATTTTTCATAAAGATCATCATCTATAGCACCCTGCCCTTCCACAAATGAATCTCCTAGAGCAATTATTGCTTTATTTGTTTTAGCTAGACTATTGTTAATTTTCTGTATGTCTACTGGCATTTTTATTAATATGATTAATCATTATTTCGTATAGATCAAAAACATAGGTTTCTGCTCTATTTTGAAAATGTCTAAAATTATACTTTAATATACCTTCTATATCGTAATACCATTTAAATTTTTCTTCTATACTAAATGATTGAATGCGACGCATTTCTTTAACAATATATTCCATCCTTTCAAATGTAGGTAGTTCATCGTAACCTTCATTGATATAAGGATAGAAAGTTTTATATCCTAATTTCCGTAAATTTTTTAGAACCCCCTTGCTACCGAGGATAATAAACGGATGCTGACATGCTATAGGTTTAAATGTTTTTTCACTGATAAAACAGGTTCCTTCTGCATCACTACAGCTTGCTTCACTAACAACGCTGCACCATGTCTTCAAAGTTGTTATATCACTGATCTTAGAGATATATGCCCCACCATCACCACTTTCAAAATTTGATCGACCGTAGTTCTCGGGATTTTCAAAAGGCATTAAGGGCAATGTTAAATTTAATCTTTCAGCATCTTCGGGAGAAATAGATTTACCCTCATTATAGCTTTCTTGCCATGTGAATTTATTCATTGAAACTAGATTATCTCGAATTAAATCGGCATCGTGAAGATACTTATAAAACCATAAGCGATGAGGCCTAGTTCTTTTTTGTAAAATATTAAAAGTCTGTATAGCAGGAGGGTTAAACTTTTTAAAGGCCATTTGATAATCAAAATCTGGCAATTTTCTCATTACAATTTTGCCAGGGTGGGGTAATCCAAATTCGGTATACCCTCTTGATACTTCATATATAGCAAACTCAAAATGAGGCCATCCTACGACCAACATATCTGGTGGAACATTATGGGCTTCTGCCCATTGTCTGTATCTCTCTTCTGCTTCAATGTCACCGGTAAAATACATAATCTGGCTAGGAGGAATACCGTAATCTTGACACGATGTATGGAACCAATCAAATAACCACGGAGCATGATAACCTTCATGTGTCTGATCTATGAGGAAAAAACCTTGCTTATTCCTTAGTAGCTCTAACATACTAGGATTTATAAAAGAAAACAAATTTTTATGATTAGGATTTTCTGGATTTCCGCCATTACCTTTGCTGTCTGGTCCTGACCATAACCAAGGAGCGGGACCTACACTTATTGGCATGATAAATTTAAAATTGCCATAAGTAGGAGCATACTTAATATCAACAATTTGTGGATAAGGTTTATTTAAAACTGGATTAGATTTAACCTGTCTTAGCATTGTAGAAGCTATAGGGCTTACTCCTACTCTAGGATTTAAACCATTTTGCTCTCGGCAAGTGAGTAAATTTAATCCATCATATCCGACTAGTTTCTCAAAATAAAACCTTAACATTAGATTAGTCCCGGAGGAGGTTGATTTTGGGACAAAAAAGTATGATTTACGATATTTTTTAAAAATCCAAAATCTTCTGACATTTCAATTTTTGCCATTCGCTGCTTCATTATTTCAAGATTATAATCTGCGATGGGTTGTAATTTATCAAGCAAATAAGCATACTCATTATCTGGCAAATTCCTTAATCTATCTAACTCACTAGCAACGGCTTCGAACCTGGTTTCTAAATTATCTATTTTGTCATATGATTCATCTATCCAGGGGTGAAAAGTTTTGAATCCTAGCTGTCTAAGTGCCTCTAAAAAGTTTTGAGATGAAACAATAATAAAGGGTCTGGAGCAAGAAATTGCCTTAAATGTTTTTTCAGTAGGAAAAGCCACTGAAAACCTATTAGGTTCTATGTGTTTCCAGTGCGGCCAAAACCAGTGCGGATCACATTGAGATTCTACAGTAACATTGATGCCAGAGGTCTGTATGAGATTATAAGTCACATCATTAAACTTCTGTTGAATATTAACTTCTTTAAAAGTATAAGGTATTCCTGAGATCCAATCTAAAATCTTTTCAGTCATATTAAACCCCATTTCTTCTGCATCTTTAATTAATTGCTCATGGGGAAAAATTTTCATACCATAGGGATCAAGATTATTATAGGTATAATTAATATCTTTTAAAAGATCCTTATCTAGTAACCTTAAAAAAAAGTTTAATCTCCATCGTTGGTAATTTCTACTCAACAGGCTGAAACGATTAATTATAGGTCGATTTGGCCTAGGATGGCAAATGCCCATCAATAAAGGCAAATGGCATACATGATATCCTATAAATCCAAAATCATTCATACTTTGGTTAAACCAATTTACCCAATTTTCATCTCCTAGGACAAAATAACATTGTCCAGGAGGAACCTCATGTTCTTTTAAAACGCTAACCCAAGCATCGATATCTGAATAATTAAAAAATTCGTCTGGATGAAAAATTAAAAACTTGCTAGTAGGATCGCTCCTTAGATGCTGCCAATGCCTCTCTTCTAAAAAATCTTTAATATGGAGTCCTCGAACAACAAAATCATGGCAGTCATACCAATATACATCATTTGGTCGGCAAGCCGAGTTCTTTAAATTTGCAAAGTATTGTCCTTGCAAATATCCGTGAGAGACATTAGTCTTTGTATAGATTTTCATGCTTGATCTCGTTTATCATAAGCTATTTTTTTGATAGGATCATACCAATATTGACTTCTATGAGGGGGATCATCTTCCTTAAAAGTAGAATTGCTGGTATAGAAAAATAACCTAAATGTAGTCCTAGGTTTATCTCTAGGACACATTAAGGGCTTTGTGTGTCCGTGCCATCCTAATTTGTCGTATTGCCAAATAATGCATCTATTGAAAAGACAATCTACATGAGTGACAACATTTTCTCTTTCTTTATCATAAAAATCTAAACCGCCGTTCCAACTAGGATCCCAATCAGGTGTTAGATAAATGATCATGCTGGCTGCTCTATGTAATTTTAGTGTGTCATTCCAATTAAAATCAGTATGTATTTTTAAAGTGTCTCCGGCGAATGATTTACTATATCCGGCACCGATAAGGTAAGGATCAGGAATCAATCCTTTAATACCTGTCATTTTTTCTAATCCAGCTAACGAACTTGCACTATGTAAATAGTTAGTGACTTCAAATGCCAGAGGTGTCTGATTGAGTTTGTTTAGCTCGATCATGTGACTACCATTTCTAGTAAATGTTCTCCATGTAGATTCATTAATAGATTGCAATTCTTGAAACATGTTTGATGCAACATCTACTGGAAGAAAATCATCAATTACAGTCATAGGGATAGGGCTAGCGCCAGCAAAATCTCTATCACCTTGATATATATCCTGTGTGAAAATATCAGTAAGATGTTTCATCAAAACCCAAAGTGACCTTTGTTTATTACAGGATCATAATCATGAACAATGTGTTTAATAATATCCATTTGCTTTCCATAATCCTGAGTTTTTGTATCGAGTGCGTCAGCTAGTTTGTAATGTAGATCAATCAAGGACTTTTCTCTTTCAAAATCTAAATTGAACCCGAACCTATTTCTAATTCTTTCGTTGAAAAAATGTAGGTGACTGTTAATATCCCCGTGTCCATCATGGCAGCGTCCTTCAAAATTTGTATTAACTTCAATAGGAAAATAATCTAAATCAGGCAGAGCATTAAGGAATAGATCCTGCATTTCTCGATTAAAGTCTCCTGCATCTTTGTCAAAGTCAGGCCCTCTGGGATACATATAGAAAGTAAACTGGTAATCCATATTAAACATCTTGTTAGCAGACAAAATTGCCACAGAGTTTTTCATAATATCATTATTCCAACTCCACCATCTATCGCAAAAGGAATCTCCGTATAATGGATTATGAAATACACATCCTCCTCCAGACCACGAATCTGTATAACGATCTTCTCTTGTCCAAGTGGACCATTGAGTAATTACCAAGTCACGATCTGTTATTTTATATTTGACATCAGCTTCGACCATTTTGTGCATGATAGCAACATTACCTATGCCCATCTGAGCAAAATTGTAAATTGGCTTGTCAGTTGAATAACGACACATATCTGCCCATGTGGGCCATCTAAAATTAGTAAATGAACAGCCAAATATAAAAATTCGATCAACATCATTTAAAGTTTTCATTGTTAGATCCTTAATAAATTAATCTACATTAGTCTTTCAGACCAAGTTTTCGGTGTATACTGATTGGTAATTTCTATAGGGTAGTCATACTGAAATGTCCTTGGACCCTGTTGCTTAATATAGGCAATAGTAGATTTTAATCCATCAATGAGAGTGGTTTTAGTTTCATATCCTAAAATTTGTCTGGCCTTATCTGCTGAACAAGTAGCATATCTAATTTCTCTAGGACGCTCATCCATATATGTAGGTTCTCCTTGAAATCCAGTTTCTTGAATTATCAATTTTGCCAAGTCGTTTATGGTAACAAATTCTTCATCAGGTCCTATATTAAAGATATCGTTTTTAATTGTAGGATCTAAAGCTAACTTTTCCAAACATGATATACAATCTTGAACAAAACTAAAACATCTCATTTGATTGCCATCTCCATAGATAATAGGAGGTTTACCCTGTAGAACACGATTAATCATTATACTCATTACGTTTCGAAATGGGTCATCAAATCTCTGCCTAGGACCAACAATATTATGAGGTACGGCCACTATCCATTCCATATTATTCATAGGAGCCAACATCTTTAAAACATCTTCTGCTGCCACCTTGGCCACAGCATATGGATCAACAGGACTTGGGGATTGTGTTTCTTTAAATGGGTAATCTTGATTACCATAACGTGCCATGCTAGAACAAAAAACAAAACGTTTTACCTTATTTTGAATAGCAGCCGAAATAGTTGCTACACTAGCACCAAAGATGTTTTTGGTGATAAAGTGCGGACTAAAGATACTTAGACCTTCATGAGCTGTAGCAGCAGCATGAATAACTACATCAGATCCTCGCATGGCATAGACCATTCTATCTATGTCATTACAATCAATCTGATAAAATTTGACAGACTGATCTACATTGATCTTATAACCACCTAGAAGGTTATCATTACCTGTTACTTCGTGACCTAACTCTAACATTCGATCTGCTAGGTGACTACCCAAAAATCCTGCAACTCCTGTGATAAAAATTTTAGCCATAATTATATCTTGTTATTTATCGCCCTACATAATTCCCAGAAATTTTGCATCTCAGGAAATGTTTCTAGAAAGTTCTGACGGCGTCTTTGATCATATTGACTAAACCAATTATAAAAATCTTTTCTTCCCTGTAGAACTTTAGGAGTGTTATAATTTACTGTGGCAAAATAATCTCTCACTCGTCTAAATCTCTCATATTCTAGATCACTGAATTTGGTTAGGTCTTTGTCATCTCTATGCTGATCCATAAATGATAGGATTTTATCAAAGTATGGCAAGTATTCATCTTTGGGCAGAATATGCATGTCGTATTGTAGAGGTTCCTTAAGATATGGAGTGTCAAATCTTATTTTACGCTTATTGAGAGAGCGTATGTCCTGTGTGTCAATGATGCCATCATATGTCTTTCTCCACTCGAGTAGTTTTTCTAAAAAGTCTACGAACGATGTTACACTGAGAATATTAAAAGTACACATTATTGCTAACGGTCTTCCAGTAGTTCTGATAAAGGTATCTATATTTTTTTCCCAGGTTTCGATCTTTAGACCTGTTCTCATATATTCAGCACGCTTGCCCCAACTTTCCATGCTAGAAAATACTTTTATATCTTTAACTTTCTTACCATCAATTAGGCTTTTTACTTTTTGACTAAATTTATCAACTATTCTAGGACTCAATCCCATATTGCTATTGAAGTTCAATTCCAGATTAGGTTTAGGATCACGTTCCAGAGAATCCATTAATTTCCAAGTTGTCTTATGCATCAATGGTTCACCGCCTGTTACTCTAAGAATGTTCAGAGTCTTACTCATTTCAGGCCACCACTTCCACCAAGCGGAAATATAAGGATTATTTTCTTCTTCGTATAACTTAAACCATCCGATATCATTGGCATGATTGACTACATTCTTATAGGGACCAAACTGCTTGATCTCGCTATAATAACTACTCGAATGTTTGGGATGGCAGTATCCGCATTTAAAATTACATTCGCTGCTGAAGCTGATTTCTATATATTCTGGATTAACATCTTGGTCCCAGGGATTATTTTTTATAGCATCAAAGTATTCAGGTTTAAAAATAGCACCTGTCTTAATCATCCTATCACTGATATGAGTCTTGCTCAATGCTTCCACATTCCAACAATATTGGCATCCAGGTGGTTTAGCTCCCACTAGCATCATTGCACGCTCTTTTTTCTTATGTAGAGTATTGTGTAGAGCACTAGGATTATCTGCCAATTCATTTAATGGTATAGAATGCGGCGGTGGATGATAACAACTGTGTGTTTCACCTAGATGCATGTAAAGAGTCACATGATGCCACTTGGCCATGCAAAACGTTTCACTAACTTCGTTGGTTATGTTAATAACACGATTAATTCTTTTTATTTCTTCGCTCATTGAAAACTTTTTTCAGTAGGTCATAGTCGTTGATATCTAGATTTTTATCTGCATAAGCCTGTGCATCTCTATAACCTAATAGAGCAAAATCAGCATAATCAACGTGTGCAAATTTAGTATTCCAGATAGATAAATTTTGTTTAGATTGTTTATCTGTTTTTCTTAATAGCTTATAACATTCTCTAAATGCTGTTCGCCAAGTTGAAAATTCATCAGTGTTAAATCTATTTTCATTACTGATCTTATCTATAACTTTAATTCTAGTATTAAGTTCAGTGGTCATGTCTAGATAATCAATTTGCTTATCAAAAATACTTTTTGGAAATAACTTAACACCGCTGTGTCCATAACGTAGACCATTTACCGGATTGATAGAACTCCAAATATGAGTGCAATTCCTATCAAACAGGTTAGGGGTAAAATTAAAGTTCCAGTCATCTACCAACCATGCATCGCCGTCGACTACCCAAAACATATCAGATTCACTTTGTTCTGCTGCGGTCTTATGTGCTTGGAAGATTCCTTTAATACCCATAATACGTTTAGCATTAGGTGCAAACTTCTGAACCCTAGACCAGTTTTCTTCAGCATTTGTCTCGTTATAGCTGATAAAGAACACATCAAAATGATCGCTGAGATTAGCAGGAAGATAACTATCCATGTAAAATTCCTTGCTATCCGATCTCATTGACTTTTTAACTGCCCAAACTCGGTTATAGTCTGTCTGCTTGGGATCTAACTCCCAAACAATTTTTTTATCCCAATCTTTTAACAATGGTCTATAATTAAACGCCTGTTCATAGTCTACATCAATAAAGTCAATATCAGGATTAACTTCTATATGCTCTACAGGCCTAGCATAACCCATGACTTTAACGCCTTCTGGTTCGTCAGTCCAGAGAACCTTGATTGCCCATAGGTCTTCACTGCCCTCCTCAAGATATTCCCTGTCTAAGAGATAAACATTTGCATAGCGCAGGTCATCCCAGGATGTTTGGCTGAGGTCGAGATCATAATCTACGATGCCTACACTGGAGTTATAGATTATTTCAGGATCTGGGGTGACTTGCCCGAGCCAATTCCATCCTTTGGTTTTTCTATATCTTGGTGTTACTTTAATGACCCATAACTTTTCATCTAGGTCCTTGGTATGGCTAGGATTCAAATAGTATGCATTATCATAGGCCAAATCCCAATAGGCCGGACAAGCTTCTTCTAGTCTATAACCCAAATAAGGCAACTTTGGATTGGTTTCGACTAAGACTTGAGGAGTAAGGTAACCCATGTGCTTGGTTCCTTGACTTTTCCTACCCATTGGCTCACAGGTCATTACCCAAATCTCATCGTCAGTGGGATTAAACACAGGATCCATATACCAAATCAAGGTATAATCTTTGTCCCATGGTTCAGGCTCAAAGTTACCCAGTGGACTATCAAAAAATGTCATTGCAATATCAATGTCTGGATTCTTACGCCAACTATATTGAAGCTTGGGAATACGGATATCTATATAACCATTTTCTGGTTGCCAATTTTTTGGAAACAACTTGGCTAACCACTGATCTTGATAATGCCATACTATACACTGATCCTCACAGTCCGGCACGTGATCAACAAGATGAGGCCAATTAGGATTTTCTAAATAGGGGTTCAGCACTAAACAGATGTTGAACTTGCTGGCTAATCCAGCTAACTTGACATCATATTCAATAGGGTCACCCTGGTATTGAATAGCCTCTACTTCTTCTTGTGTTAGTTTTGGAAATTTATCTAGGAACATGTCTTTACAGTGATAACACTGTAATTATGCTAGATTAACGTGGCAGATTCACTAAACTGGTTACTACACTATTGCTTTTGTCAAATCCTCTAAACATTTGAGTATTTGCTTCGTAGACATGAATGCGTCCATTCATGGGATTGTGATATTGACAAATATAGTATAGAGTAGAAGTTGACAGTGTATAGGGAACTGTGAATGATACATAGCCTGTGTCAGTTCCGTTATTGGACACTCCATTCACACCGTTAGTGACTCCCCCTATTGGTAGGTCTTTGATCCAAAAAGGATGCCCTGGAGAATTTACATTGAAATTATAGGTAATGCCTTTGATTAGGGTAAGAGTTGGGTTAGTGCTTCCGTCAATAAGATAGGCGCTGGCTCCTGAGTTGGTCACTGTATAATCAGCGGTAACAGAAATTATATTTCCTAAATCATCCCTAGGACCAGGATCTTTAAAATTTTGAGGAGCATTAAACTTGTCTTTAGGGCTATAGTAGTAAAAAGATCTAGTTAGTCGATCCAATGTTTGATTGACCGTGCTATCAGTGCTGGTTTCTCTTAGATCATTGAAATTAACGAACACGCTGCCATCGCTTGATTCTTCAATTATAAACATAGACCCAGTGCTGGCATAATGGCCAAAATAATAATCATAGTTCCTTTGATCTGGTTCTTGTGTCTTTACTCTGTAGTCACCACTGAGATAGGTAGTGGCTGTGCCTTGCAAAGGAATTTGATAGACTGTTTGCCAAAAGGCAAATGGTATTTCTTGTCTGCCTTCCATAGGACTGAGATTGTCCACTGTAAACCACTCAGCCAGTTCTTCCCTATAGGGGTCACTTTGATCAGCTCCGCTGCCTACACCTATGGTCAATGTTCTTTGTCCTGCTACAAAATCAACTCTCAAGCCCACTATAGCATCGGGCTCTAATAACTTGGTCATGTAGGTCGCTGTGTTATAATTCAATGTGTAGTCTGGTTGATAGTTGGCAAAATTAGTGGCTGTGGTGGTCTGATATTGTGGATCAGTGGGACTTACTATCAAGGTGCTGGCATATAGCCCACTGCCCAAACGATCTCTCCATGGGTCAAACCTTACTGTGACTCGATTGGCACTGATAGCATCTACCCTCCATGCTGATGAACCTGACATACTGGCCGCAAACTCAATAACAGTTTCCGGGCTTTCAACTTCATTGACAAAGGCTATGAGCTGATAGGTAGCAGTAAAATTAAATCCAGGTAGGCTGGTATTGCCCACAAACCCTGCAGGTGTTAGGTTGTAATACCTATTACCACGCCCTACCACAGTAAGATCAACTCGGGTAAATGCTCCAGCTTCATTGGTATAAAAACCCATGTATTCATTAAACTGTCCATAATCTGTGCTGAGAAACTTCAAACCAAAACTGGCAGATTGACCCGAAGTCAATGACCACGGTGGACTAGAATAATTGGCCCCTGTATAGCTAGGCACTGCCTGCGTCATAAGATTGCTGAATACAGGCTCTGCAACTTCCAATGTGCCATTGCCCAAATTTGTTATGGTAACACGTCTGCTGGGGCTTTGACCCTCAGGAGTGGCATAGAACAATCTGTTGATAGGGCTAGTTGATGTATCTGTTATCTGCACACTGGCTGTGCCCGCAACTGTGGTGCTTTCAGGTTCACCATCTAACCAAGTGTATAGGGTTGCTGTTAGAGTTTCAATGCCCTCAGTGAATTGATCAGCGGTTATGGCTGTAAGAGCTAGAAACTGACTGGGCCACGGATAGGCCAACGTAGGGTGAAACAGCACAGCTTCGCTGAGAGGGTCAAGATCACCCAGGGCCTCTGTGACATCTTCTCCTGTGATATTGGTTCCAGATAATACCCCCTTGACCCATCTACCTGTGGTGCCATAATCAAAGGTTCCCACTGCTGTGATAGTCCAAGTTAGATATTCACCCTCGTTAACTGGATTTGGGCTAGGGGTTACTGTAAATGTCAAAGGCATGGTTAATATTTATTCAGTCGATCTGTATGCCCAATATGGCCGTATTGGTCGCAGAGCTGACCCAGGGTCTGACTGTGCCGTCTAGCTCCTGGGTGACCTGCATGGTGGGTCTGGGTGCGGCAATGGGACTAGAACTGATCCTATAGCCCACAGCAAAGGCTACTGTGGCTGTGATCACATAGTCTAGAGCATTGGTGCTTTGAAAAGTTGGCATGTTAGAATAATCCGAAAAATAACATCACAGGCACCAACCACCATGGCCTAGACCCACCCCCACCACCCTGTGTATATTCTGTAGTGGCTGCTTCATAGCTCAAGCCTGACACATTGGTCACTGCTGTGCAGGTAAGATTGGAACTGATCACAGGCGTGGTATAGGTCATGGTGGTGTTTACTAGACAATTAGTGGCTGTTATGACAAATCTCAATCTTCTACTCTGTTCAAAGGAGGCCTGATCACGTGTGGCTGCTATTACAATGCTGATGCCCGTGGTAGCACTGGTCCAGGTAGTCACTGTGGTTTGATAACTGGGGTTGACCCAATCCGATCTATCATAGGCATACTCTAATGCTGAACTGGATCTTAGCTCCGTGATCCATGTAGACCACATGGCACTACTGGTAGACACTGAACTCACTGCCACGTTTGCTGCCTCGGGCTTTATGGATATGGTGTGTTGGGCTCGATCTGTTATGGCTTGGGTTAGCCCTATGGGATCAGGGCCTTTACGACCCGACCATATGTCTATCCAACTGACCTGATGATCCTGCTCTCCATCCCAGGTCCACCATCCATTGACAGCACTGAGGCTACCCCCATTGGGCCCTGTGTAGAGATCTAGATAACCGGGTATGACGGCTGAATATCGGGCTGAACCCCCATCTATGCTGACCTTGACTGTGGTGGCCGTGCTCAATACTGTCTGACCTTGCTCTATGCCCACTACCAACTTGGTAGAATAATCCCCATAGTGTAGTCCCACAAACTGATAGGGCGTGCCCTGTATACTGGGATCCTGAGTCAACATACTGGGCTGCCCTGCCACTGCTTGACTGAAGAAATAATCTTGACTTTCTGGGGAACGAACACCACCATAGGGATCTGTGGCCCAATTCACATGATAGATGGGCCCACGACCCCCACCTACTCCATTTACTGATAAAGGAACTGTGACCCAACTGTCTAGGCTGCATTGAAACTGATACTGATCCAAGCCCAGGGGCTGAGCCTGCGCTAGCCCAGGCATGAAGGGCTGTATGACAAATTCACTGCCCTGATTGAAAAAGGCCGAGGCCAAATAGGTCTGAGGCCACTCTGCTTCTACCTGCATGGTGATGGTGGCCGTGCTTGAAATACCCCAGGGCTGTGTGCGTGTGCTGATGCCCTGATCAAATATTTGATCACAGCCTGACTGCTGAACTAGGCTGTTGGGATGACAGTTATAACGCTGTGCCTTGACTGAATCTACTAGCGTGATTAATCTGCTTAGAGTGGCAGTGGTGATTTGACTGCCTGTGTTGACCACTAGAGCGTCAGTCCAT